CTCCTTGGTTGCGTACTTCTGCTCGGACTGCTGTGCCAGTTCCTGCAGGGCCTCGAGTTTGGTGAGTTTTTCCTTGTTGTAAGCCATAGTTTTTCCTCCTTGAAAAATAAAATTTTTATTGTTTAACGCGGTGGCTTAACCGCGAGAAACACGAGTTAGTCGGTGCCCTCCGCACCATAGATTTCGTCCAGTGCTTCTTCTACCTCACTGTCCGTTGCCGCGATGTTCTCAACGACCGAATCGCCGTCTACCGAGAGCGTGCCGTCCGCCGAAACGGAAAGCCCATCTCCAATCTTCACGCCGCCCAGCCGGGTCGTCGTGGCTGCCGGGAGTACGTAGCCGTCGCCCCCGGTGGAGCCGCCTCCGCCCGCCGCCCCGTTCGAGGCATTCAGCAGCAGTAAGCAGGCCTGCATTTCCGCTGTCGGGGCTTTTTCGGCGTAAAGCCTGATTTTCCCCTCCATCGTCCTTGCCGCCGTGCAGAGGCCGCACGCCTTGGCCGTCTCCATGTCCGCCGGGAATACGCTCACAGAGGGAACCATCTCCTCCGTCACGTCTCCCTGCGGAATGTCCAAGTAGAAACTGCCCTCGGCTCCCTCCTCCGCGCCTACGTCCCAGCCCGTGGCCGGGATGGTGATTTCCCGCTTGACGGTGGCTCCGGCGATAAGCTGCTCCACCACTGCCCGCGTAACAATGGAATCCGGGTCGATGGTCGCCGTCACGTTGTCCACGTCGCCCACCGCCGCAATCAGGTCGAATGTCGCCAGCTTGCCTACGGCGGAACTGGCCGGGCGAATCCACTCCGGCCCGTTTTCCAGCACGAGGTACGTGTACGGCACCTCGCCCTCGTCCGGGTCTGCCGCGTAAAGCAAAATCCCGGTCGCGTAAAAGCCTGTTTCCACGTCGGAGCTGTTGATCTGCACCGTGACCTGACACTCGCCGTCCACCGGGTTCGTGACGGCGGAAATTTTCGCATCCATCACATAGCCCGCAGGCTCCCGCATGGTTTTCGGGGTCTCGCCCTCGGGGATGGTGCCCTTGCCGACCGCTGCCCTCGTGTAGTGCATCTGGCATCTTCCCGCCATGACCTTTCCGAGTAGCGCGATGCCCGGCGTGCTGCTGTAGCTGCCGTCCTCAAAAATAGCCATCCTCTGTTTCCTCCTATTCTATCAATTTGGATTTTGTATGCGTGTGGCAGTACATACCGCCCGCGCCCTCTGTGCGGCCCGAGGAGGCCCTTTTGGGGTCTGGCGGTAATCCGTCTACCCCCGGCCTCAAAATCCCGCTGTAGGCCACGGAGAGGTCTGTCCTGCCCGTTCTGTCCTCTCCGACCGGAGCGGTGTCGAACTCTGCAATGGCCCTCCCGCTGTAGCCCACCGAGAGGGCCGCCCTGTTGGTTCTGTCCTCGCCCACAGGCGCGGTCTCGAACTCGGAAATCGCCCTCCCGCCGTACCCGACGTAGAGCTGCTTCCGGCTCACCCTGTCCTCGCCCACGGGCGGGAGCTTGAAGTGCGCGCCCGTCGCTCCGCCGAAGTGGAAATCAATCCTCTGCCGGAACGACCTCTGAATGTGGACGTTCACGTTCAGCGCGAGGTGCGCGGGTATGCGCCGCAGCAGCGTGTCCCATAGGTTCATCTCGTCAAAGACTTCGCCCTCAATCGTGATGAACACCACGCCCCGCTGGAAATCCACCGCGACGGCCCTCTCCGTGTAGTTTGCGATGATGCCCCGAATCTCCGGCTCCCCGATGTGCCCGTACCCTGCAAGCCGCGCAATGACGACGCGCTTCCTCTGGTCGAGCGTGAGTGGCCTCGTGTAGGTGATTTCCAGTATCTCCTCCCACACTCTGATCGTCTCCGCGTCCGCCGTGAGGATGAAGTTGTTGAGGTACGTCTGCTCGATGTTGGCCTCCAAGCCGTCGGCCACCCGGCCAAACGCCTTGAGGATTTCCACCATCTCGAACACGTCCCGGTAGTAGCGGGGGTAGTAGGTGATTAGCTCCTCAAAGTTGTTCTTGTAATAATTCTCATACAGCTTCACTCAATCCTCACCTCCCCGAGGACGGGCACATCGTCCTCTCCGGGGATGATGTTCTGCGTTCCGCCGTTCAGCCGCAAGTCGGTGTAGTCCACGAGGCTTTTCAGCCCGCTCAAAATTGCGCCAATGGCCGACACTCGCACGGTTATCATCGCCTCGTCGTCCGCCCCCAGCACCAGTTCCCTGAGGTATCTCTCGATGGCCTCCGTTGCGTCCTGCTGCACCGTCTCCTGCGAGGCCCCGCTCGCCAGCTCTGCGCCGAACGTGACCTCGATTTCCAGCGCGGTCGCAGCCACCGCCGTGAAGTGCGCCCCGATGTTCGCCACCCCGTTCCCGAGGCCGTCCCCGATGGTGTAGGTCTTGCCGTCCACCGTGGCCGTCATGCCCTTGTCCGCCGGGTCGATGTAGTTCTGCACTTCCAGCACCTTTGCCTCGCCGCAGGGCTTGCCCGTCGTGTCAATCAGCACCGCCTTGACCGTGTTCTCTCCCAGCCATAGCGGGAAAATCCGCGCCCGGCCCACGCCGTCGATACTCTCGCACCATGTCTTATAGTGCTGCTTGTTCCCGTTCTCTGCCGGGCCTGCAATCTTCTCGATTACGCGGTTGCGCAGCGCCTCGTCGCCCTCTGCGTCGCTGCCGCTCTCGTAGATGGCCCCGAACGTGGCGGAAATCAGCCCCTCAATGTTGTTCACTGGCACCGCCGGGGTACCCTCGTAGATGTCGTTGCCGTCCTCCCCGGCGGCCTCCGCCTCAAAATATAAGAGGCCCGTCTCCGCCTCCTGCCGGAGTACGAAGTAGGCCCCGTCGTAGTAGAAGCGTTCCCCCGGCTCCGGGGTCACGCCCTCGAACTCTGCAAGGTATTTGGCGCGTGTCGCCGCCAGCCGCGTGATGCCGTACTCTCCGGCCTTTGCGTCCAGCGCGTCTCCCGTGGTCGTCGTCAGCCTTGAAAGCTCCACCACGAGGTCGAGGTCGGTGTATAGCTTTGCGACCTTTATCAGCACACCCGAAACGGCATCATAAAAGATGCTGCCCTGCCGGGTGTCAATCCCCTCCGGCGCATTGTTCAGCACGTCCTCCAAAAGCCGCTCGTATGTGTAGTCCTCAAACACTCTAAATCACCTCCTCTACCTCTGTCTCTCCAAAAATCGTGTCCGCCCGGAACGAGATGTGCGCGCTGTCCTCCTCGAAGTCTATCTTGAAGTCATAAACGGATAAGATGCGCGTGTCCGGCGCGAGCGCGTCTTTCACGAAGCCCTCCGTAGCGGCCTCGATGTAGTCCCGTGTGGCGTCCTTTGATATAATCGCGTCCTCAATTTCGCTCCCGTACTGGTGGTCGTAAATGAGGCACTTGAATCGCGGCGTGATGATGGCCTTTCTGATCGCTTGGTTTACCGCCGTCAGTCCGTCCACCTTTCCGACAATCCTGCCGTTGTCGAGGTCGAGCCTGTAGGTGCGGCTGGGCTTTTCCTCCGCCTCCTTGACCGTATCGACCGGGATAGGGATAAAGGTATCCGGCATTTCAGCTCACCCTATCCAACACGAAGTACTGCTTCCCGTTGTTGAAAGCCAGCACGTGTACCTTTTCCCCCACCTTGAGCGCGTTGTGTACCGTGATGGCCTTACGCCCCTCGATGGCGTGGCTGTGGGAGGCGAAAGATGCGTCGCCGCTTCCGCCGCTCTCGCTCTCCGTCCGCCAGTGTACCGTTACCTCCGTGTCGTAGTCCGTCAGGTGCCACGGCACATAGGTGATGTTCTGGCCGATTACCAGCTTCTCGTCGTTGACGATCTGGATTTTCAGCGGGCTTGTGGACTTCACAATCCCCTGCAAAACCTCCGCGCCGTTCCCGACCATGCCCTGAAACAACTGCTTGATGCTCGTTTTCTCGGTTCCCTCTGCCATACCTGCACCTCCTAACTAAAAGTTCCGTCGTCTACCCAGCCATACACCCTCGTGCTGCTGTCCGTGTGTATCAGGTGCCAAGGGTGCTTTGCTCCCTTGGCAATCAGCGTAATTTTCGCCGGGCCTGCTGCGCACTTGCTTCCCGTGGGGTTGCTGGCCGTGCTGCTCACATAGTGGTAGCCGCCGTTGAATTGCACCACGTCGCCCACCTTGTAGTCCTTGCCGCTGTCCTCCGCGCCCTTTTCCTCCTTGGCGAGGTCATTCGCGTAGTTCAGCTTGAGCGACATCGTGTGCTTGTTGTCCTCGAATGTGTGGGTATCCTCGTCCACGTAGAACGTCCGGGAAATCTCCAGCTCCGGAATGATGATATAAACGCCGATGCCGGAAATAACCTCGGCTATCCCCATCGCCTCAACCGAGAGCGTCCGCTCCGGCGTGCCCTTTTCCTCCATGATGCTCTCTATCAGGTCGTTCACCTGCGCCGCCGTGAGGCTTTCGTCCGGCTGGTCGATTTCTTGGAAAATGCCGATTTTCTTTTCCAGCTCGGCATTGCTCTTTTCGGCCACCGTCGTGCCCTCCTTGCTCACCATCTTCACCCGCGTCTTGATGTCCTCAATGCTGCGGCTGTAGGAGTAGGAGGTAATGTTCTGCCCCACCTCAATCACCCATTGCAAAATGTTTTCCCGCCGGGTGAGGAGGCTCAACTTGCCCTTGCTGCTGGCGACGTAGTGCCGTATGCCCGTCGCGTCGAAGTCGAGGCTCAAAGCGTCTGCAATCGCGTCGAACGCGGTCGTCTTGCTCTTTGTCAGCTCCGGGATTTTGTAGCTGCACTTTGCCACCTCTCCCATCGGGAGGCCGAAGCGGGTGCAGCAGTCCCGGAACACGTCGCTCGCTGTCTTGTTCTCGTAGCAGAACGTGTCCTTGTTGTTGGCGAGGTAAATCCCGTTGTCGTAGGCCGTGAATTGCAGCTTCTTTTGGTTGCTCTGCGTCTGCGACATGATGATGCCTCGAAAAAGCTCCACCCCGTCATAGCTGAAAATGCACTGGTGGCCCTGTTCCACGTCAATCCCGCTCCGGGCGTGCTTGTACCCGTCGTCGTCAATCAGCGTGACCGACAGCGTCCGTGAGGACGAGCCTTTCCGCCCTTTCCACTTCACCTGCTCGACGAGCTGGGTAACGTCATAGCCCTGTTCGCCCTTTAGAATAATCAGGCTCATTCCGTCTGCCATTGTCTCGCCTCCTCAAGGTAGTGTTAAAACCTGTCCGGGGTAAATCAGGTTCGGGTTGCCCCCGATTGTCCCCTTGTTCGCGTTGTAGATTTTCGTGTAGTCCGAGCCGCTGCCGTAGAACTGCTTCGCAATGTTCCACAGGCAATCCCCCGACTTGACCGTGTAGGTTTTCGGATGCACGCTGTTGTCCACCCGTGCCTCCTCTTTCTCCACCGTGGCCTCCTTGCTGGGGATGTCCACCTTGACCTGCCGGACGGTGATCTCCCGGTACTCTTTCAGCGTTATGTCGTACTGGTAGGTGCCGGGGTCTCCGCCCTCCTCGCTGTAGTTGAACTTCTCAATCGAACAGTAGAGGTCTACGCCGCAGGCCGTCGCAATGAAGTGGACGGGCTTCTTGCTCGCTTTCCACGAGTTGATTTTCTGTACCAGTTCCAGCGGCTTTGTGAGGCTGCTGACCTGCACGCTGGGGAACCGCGCCGCCGGGAAAAAGCTCGAAAAGCTGAACTCAAGGGCCGGGCGGCTCTGCATGATGATGATTTCGCCCAGCCCCGTGATGTCCATGCTGTCGTTGCTGCTCCCGTTGTTGGTCTTGAACGTCTCCGGGAGGACGGGGAGCTGTATTTTCTCTTTCTCTGCGTTGTACGTCAGCCACATTTGGTACTTAGTACTCATACGACATATCCCCCTCCTCATAGATTTCGCTCTGGATGATGCTCATTAGGATAGGCTTGAGGTTTTCCCACATGATTTGCAGCACCGTCTCCCGGTCGGCTCCGTTGCCGCTAACCTCAATCGCGCCGCTGCCCGCGATTTCCAGCAGTATGCGCTTCACCTGCTCCTGTGCCGTCTCCCTGCCTGTGGAGGTCTCGCTGCCTCCGCCGCTGGTGAATACCTGTAGCGGCTGCCGCTTCTCGTTCAGCGCGGCAATAAGCCTGTCGGTCTCCTGCGTCGGGAACACGGTGCTGCCCTGCTCTCCGACGATAAGCTCCGGCCCGTTCTCTCCGGCGATAAAGTAATCCGTGCTGTCGGTCGTTCCGCTGGCGTAAGCTGCCGCTGGCCGGGCGACAAGCTCCGGCCCCTGCTCGCCCGCGAGGAAAACGCTCTCCGCGTTCGTGGTGCCCTTGGCGTGGCCCACGACGCTCCCGCTGGAAGTCACGTTCACGTGGATGGTGGCGTTGGCCGATGACAAGGCGGACGTAACTGCGCTTGCGACCTCCCGCGCCGCCGATACCGCGCCCGTCTTTCCGGCCCGGATTTGGTCTGCGTAGGAGCTGATGGTCGAGCTGGCCGCTGCGCTGGCCTCCTCGCTCAAGTCCATGCCGTTGATGGTGTCCTGCATTTCCTGCTCGATGGCATCCATCTGCGCCGTGAAATCCGTCTGCCAGTCCGCCACGGCTGCCGCTGCGGTTTCCTTTGCGGCCTGCACCTGCCCGACGGTTTCGGCAAGGGCCGCCACCGCCTCGGTGTTGCCGCTGTTGATGGCCTCCGCCATGCTCGCGGCCAGTCCTGCGGCCTCCTCGCTGCCGGACTGCGCATAGGCCATCAACGCCTCGTAGTTCTCTTGGGTAACGCCCAAGTCCTCCGCCGAGGTGTTTTTCAGCGTCTCGACGTTGGCGCTGTAGCTCTCCCAGTAGGCGAGCTGACTGTCGAGGGCGGCCTGTGCGTTCGCCACCGTCGCGTCCATGTCGGCCTCTGCCTCGTCGAATAGGCCGAACTGCCCCTCGAAGCTCTCGAGGGCCGCTTGGTACGCCTCGTCGTAGGCTGCGCAAAGCTCCTCTACTTTGGCCCGGACGCTCTCATAGGCGATGGAGACCGCTTCCTCGTAGGAGGCTGGGCTTTCCGCCGCTTCCTCCGCCGCCTCTGCGACCCCCGCCCAATCGTCCTCAATCCCTTGTAGGGTCGCTTGGTTCTCTGCGTAGGCTGCGTTCAGCTCGTCCAGCGCGGCTTGGTACGCCTCAAGGTCGTCCCATTCGCCGCCCGTCCAAAAGTGATCCCAGCCGCTCATGTTGTCCATGCGCTCCTGCTCGAGCCGCACGTTCTCCTCTGCCTTGGCAATCTCCTCCTCGAGGTTTGCCTGCTCCTTTAGGAGGTCAACATAAGCCTGCTTCTGCTCTGCCTGCCGTTCCTGCTCCGCTTGAGCCTCCGCTGCCTGTTTCATGGCCTCGATGCTCTTTTCGGTGCTGCTCGCCACGTCGTCGTAGGAGAGCGCAAGCTCCGGAAGGTCTGTGTTGAGCTGGTCTATGACGGCTTTCATCTGCTCCTCTTGAGCTGCCGTCCTGTTGGTGGTGGAGGCCAAGTCCTCGAGCTTCTGAATGAGGGACAGCGTTCCGACCTCGTTCTGGTCGATGGTCGCCATGCTATCCTCGTAGCTGGAAATCAGCTCGTCATGGCTCTGCACCAGTGCGTCCACCTCTGCGGTGAACTCCTCCACCGTCTGCTTGTTCGCCTCGTAGGAGGCCGTCAGGTCGTCCACCTGATACTTGAGCCGAAGCGCCTCCTCCGAGGTCTCCCCGTACTTCTCGCAGGCCTCCTCGTATTCCGCGTTGAGGTCTTGCAGCTCGTAATACTGCTCGCGGGTGGTCGCCGTCAGGCCCTCCACCTCGCCCAAGTCCTCTTGGAAAGCGTCAACAAGGAACAGCACCGCCGCCGTGACCGCTGCAATGGCTACCGCAATCGCGGTAATGGGCCGAATGGCCGCCGATAGCGTTGTACCGAAAAGCGCGGTCGCCGCCGTCGCTACCGCCGTCCCTGCGGCGTACAGCGCAAATCCGGCCACCACCACGCCGAGGCCCACGCCAATGGCGGTAATGGGCTTTGTGACGGCGGGGTGCTCCTGTAGGAACTCGCCCACGCCCTGCACGAAGCCCGCGAGGGCCGAGGAGCCAGCAGACACCGCCGGGGTAATCGCGGAGCCGAACGCCGCCTTGATGGAGTTTCCTGCGGCCTGCCATTCGTCTCCCATCGACTGTGCGCCCTCTGCGAGGGTTCCAACCGCGTCGTACATATCCAGCGTTCCGCCCTCGATGCCGGAAAGCACCGGTAGGACGGTGGCCTCCAAGTCCTCGTACTGGGTGCCGAACAGCCCCACCGCCGCCGCGTTCTTTGCCATCGGGTCGTCCATGCTTTCCAGCGCGTTCACGACCTCGAAAAACGCTGTGCGGGCCGTGTCGCCGCCTGCGGCGAACTTCTCCGACATCATATCGGCGTTCATCCCCAGCAGCTCAAACGCCTCCGCCGTGGTGTCGCTGCCGTCTTTGGCCCGGATATTGAACTCCTTGACCGCATCGCCAACCTTATCCACGCTGAACACGCCCGCCTCTGCGCCGTCCACAAGGCTCGAGACGAACTCCTCCGCCGAAAGGCCAAGGGCGGAATACTGCGCCGAATACTCATTCAGCACGTCCAGCAGGTCGCCGTTCTTGTCCGCGCCGTTCTGCGCGCCAATGGCAATCAGGTTGTATGCCTCCTGCGCCGAAACGCCGAAGTTTTTCATCAGCGCGCCCGCCGTCCGCGAGCTTTCCGATACCTCGTACCCGAGTACGTTGTTCAGCACGAGGGCCGCGTCCGTGGCCTCCTCGAGCGCGTCCCCGGTAAGCCCGGTCGCCGTCTTTACGTTCATCATGCTCGCGGCTACCTCGTTCAGGTTCTCCGCGCTGGAATCTGCGTAAACATCAAGGGAGTTTGACATCAACTCGTCAAGCTCCCTGCCCGTTGCGCCCGTTGCGCCCACTATCGTCTTTTCCGCCTCGGAGAAGCTGCCCGCCAGCTCGTAGACTGCCCCGGCGATCTCCATGACCTTTGCGGTGATACCCGCCGCCGCGAGTGCGCCCGCAACCGCGCCTATCGCGTCCGTGCCCTTGTTTCCGGCTCCCTTGGCCTCCTCTGCGGCCTGTTCCGAGGCGTTGGAAAGTTCCTCCGTCGCCTCGCTCGCCCTGCCGTTGGCCTCCGCAAGGGCCTCCGCCGCGTGCCCGGCCCGCTCTGCTGCCGCCTCGAGCTGGTTGAGGTCGCTCGTCCCGGAGGCCATCGTCTGGTTGTAGGCCTCCAAAGCCTCGTCCGCCTCCTGTTGGGCCTTTTCCAGCTCCCGCATGGCCTCCGCTGCCTCTGTGCTCGCCTTGGCGAGGGCCTGCTTGGTCTCTGCCGAAACGTCCTCATTATCCGCGAGCCTGTCGGCGGTCTGCGCTGCCTCGTCCATCGCCGCGCTCAAGTCCTGCTGGATTTGGGCCGTCGCGTCCATGCTCCGGCCCAGCTCGCTTGCCGACTGCTCGCACAGTTCCAGCATTCGGTTCTGTTCCTCGAGGGCATCGGCCGATTTCAGCCCCATCTCCACCAGTTCCTCGGTGGAGTACGTCGCCTCAAGCAGCTCCTTGCTGTAGTTTCCTACCGCGTCCGTCCAGTAATCGGCCTGCCCCATCGCGTCTTGCAGGTTGTCAATGGAGGTGGCAATGCCGTCCACGGAGGACACCGCCGTCGAAACGCCTCCCGCAATCCCCTCAAGGGCGGCACTGGCTGCGTCCCCGGCTCGCTCCCATTGCTCCGTCATGCTCTGGCCCTTTTCGGCCATCGCGCCGAGCTTGTCGCTCATTTCGTCCACGAGCTTAAATCTCGCCAGCAAATCAGCCATTTCCTCACCTCCTCTCCGCTTTATGAATGTAAAAAGGGCCTCGCATCTTCTGCGAAGCCTTTTAAGCTGTCGTAATTAAGTTTTCAGGGGTGTTTTCTCTCCGAAAATCCCCTTAAAGTTCTATTTTCGTTCTTTTTGGCTTGTGTGTCTTTTGGAAATCCTTTGCCACCTTGGACGGGAACAGCCCGCTCCCTGCGGCATCGAGCTTCACGCTCTTGCTCTGCCCCTCGCTGGTGTACGAGATTATCAGGTACGTGTCGATGGCCGCCAGCGCGCCGACTGCCGCGCCTGCGCCTCCTGCCACGTACTTCCCGGAGGCGGCCCCGGCGAACGCCTTGCGCCCGCTGCCGTCGCCCGTCACAAAGTCAATCCCCGTAACCTTGTCTCTCGCAACGCTGATTTCCTGCCCGTCTTTCTTGAACACGATTTTGTCCGGGCCGTAGAACATCTCCACCGTCAGGCCCTTTGCCAGCGGTAGCCCGCTGACGTGCTTGAGCGTCCCGCTCATGGTCGCTCCCAGCCGGGTGGCCGTTGCCTCTTTCGCTCTCTTGGCCCGCTTGGATTTCTTGTATCCTCGGTAACTGATATAGGCAAGCCCTCCGCAAAACAAGATGATGATGGCGGCTGCCATGATGTAGTCTCCCATTCCCTTTTCCTCCTGTTCTTCGGCTTGCTGCCTGACGTGTCATAGCACGATTTTCTTGTACTTGTACGCCCAAAGGAATCCCCCGGCGTGTTTCTGCTTTCCCCGGAGGCAGGCGTTGATACAGGATACCCTTATCCCCGTCGCTTTCGCTGCTGCGGTCTGGCCGGGGTATTCCGCCAAGACCTTGAGTGTCGCCGGGTCGATTTGAACCACCGGGGTCTTGCTGCCGTTCTTGGCTGCTGCCCTCGCCGTCCGGCTGCCGTAGTTCGTGTTCTCCTCTGCCGTCGCCCACTCAAGGTTGCTTGCGCAGTTGTTCTCTGGGTTTTCGTCTCTGTGGTTTACCTGTGGATTGCCCTCCGGGTTCGGGACGAACGCTGCCGCCACAATCCTGTGCAGCCGGAAAGACTTTCGCACCCCTTTTCTGTCCACCAAGGAAATCTGCATATATCCATGCTTCTTCCTCGTCGGTGTGATTATCTTTACCCGCCTCACTCGCCCAAGATTGCTGACCTCGTAAAGTCCCTCGTAGCCAACGACGGGCCGCCACCTTTCCCGCATAGCACGCCCCTCCCAATGGTATTCACATTATACCCCCCCCGCCAAAAATCAATAGTTTTCGGAAAATGCCCCGATAATCGGCATTTTCCAAAACTACCGCTTGAGATTGACGGTGTCGCGCCTTACGGGTTTCTTATCCTCCTCAAGCTCCGAGGCGATATAGAGAAGCTGTATCTCTCTCGGCATCTTGTAGAACTCCTCCATGCGGAGGCTGTGCCGCTGCCAGAGTACGCTCGCCCAATAGCCGTCGGTGCCGGGAGTGCTTACGAGTTTTTTGCGGCTTCCAGCTCCTCGTCGTCATTGACCGCGCTCGCCAGCCCAAGGGCCTGCATCACCATCCGGGAGACGTGCTGGTACTCGTCCGGTTTCGGGAACACCTTGAGCGGCATATCCGTCACGTCCACGCAATGGTAGTAGTCCATCAGCTCCTTGTCCTTGAGGTTCGGGAACTGCAGCGCCTCCACAATCAGGTGGCGGCTGGCCCGCGCGCTGTCCTTTTCGGTTTTCCAGACCACCTCGCCCATCGCAATCAGGGGGTTGCCCTTTTTGTCGGTCGCCATGCTGCGCTTGCGGTAGGCCTCGTTGATGCGGTTGATTTCCTCCTGCGACAGCACCTTGATTTCCAGCGGGATTACCTCGCCGTTCTCGTCCCTGATGCTGTCGAGGCCGGGAGCGGTGACAATCTCTGGCTCCATGCTGCGCATAAAATACTTGAGGTTCTTCTTGTCTGCCATGTCGTTCTCTCCTTTTTGAGGTAGTAAGTATCGGCCCCTCCGGGCGGAGGGGCCTCGCGGTTACAGAATGTCTTTCGCGTTGAACGAGATCGCGTCCTCCACGACCTCGCCGCCGCTGTCGAGCATGGTGAGCGGCAAGTCGCCCGTCAGGACGCAGCCTACGCAGGTGACGGTGTTGGTGCCGTACTGCTTGTAGTAGTCGCTGTTCTTGTCCTCCATGATGCCCTGAATCGTCATTTCCGGGGTCTCATGGCTCTCCTTGTACTCGGCAATCTTCTCCTCCAACCACTTGGAGGAGCGTCTGCGGGTGATGGTGCCCGTGATGGCGTAGCCCAGCCAGCGGCTGCTCGGGGTCAGCTCTCCAAGCTGTCGCCCCGTCCAAACGTCCGGGGTGAACTTGATTTCGCACTTGATGCTGTCCGCAATCTCTACGCCGTCGAGGTACACGTGGCCCTCGCGCAGGGAAATTGGTGCGTGATTGTACTCCATCTCCTATCCTCCTCCCTTATCTCGTCTTGACGGTGAAGTACAGCTTTTCCGCGCTGTCCACCGCCTGCAATCCCACGTTGAAGTAGGTCTCGTCGTCCACACTGGCCTCCCGGTCTACGAGGAAATCCTCGTCGTAGGAGACGTTGGTAATGGCTCCGCTGTCGTCGAACTGCCGCAGGATGGTCTTTCCGATTCCCTCCATGATGTCCCAGCCCCGGCTATCGTTGTCGTACTTGTTGGGCGGGAAGTTGAGCTGCACGGCCTCTTGGAAAGTGTCGTACACGCGGATTACGCGGTTCTTGCGGTAGCTGCGGTCTTTCTTGTCCGCGTAGGTGACGAGGCTGTTGATGTCGTACTCGACCACCACCTCGTCGTTCTCGTTGACGGAGAAAAAGAACTCGCCCGCATTGATGGCCGCGATAGCCTCCTCGTTGCTCTTGGGGCCGACCACGGCGGTCGCGCCCGCGTACTGGTTGTAGGTCAGGCTCTCGGTGTTGGAGGCTCCTGCAGTCGCGCCCGCGACCCATGCGCAAACCTCCTCCACGGTGAGGTCGTCGCCGTCCAGCGAAACGCTGTTGGTGACGTTGATAACGCCCTCATAGTCCATTCCCGGCGCGTTCGGCATCACCACCTGCACGCCCTTACCCATGCTGTCGCGCATATACTTGATTTTGGTGAGGGCCGCCTGCTTGACGTTCTTGGCCTCCTCCCCGTCGAACGGGAAGCACACAGTATTGAACTTCACGCTCTCCCAAGCGTCGATGAAGTCCGTAATATCCATGTTGGTGGCAGCCTCGTCGCTGCCGCCCGCGAGGGTCGTCCCTGCGGCCTCCCCGAGGCTGCCTGTGCCGCCGAACGTGATATACGGGTTGTCGAGTGCAATCAGCTCCTCCACGGTGTTCAAGCCCTCGTACTCCGTGACCTTGCCGCCGTCGAGGTGGATAAGCACGTCATACCCGCCTAGCGGGTTCGCGTCCACGGTAACGGTGAGCAGGTTGCCCCGGCTGCCGCCGTGCTTGGCTACGGCGGTGAGGGTGTTGGTGTTGCCGTTGCCTGCTCTCGTGGCGGCCCCGCTCTCCGGGTAGGACACGCACGCGGTGTAGGTCTCCTCTGTGCCGTCCTTGCTGACCGTAACGCTGAACTCAACGTCAGCTCCGCCCTGCTCGAGGGCTGTCAGCTTCTTGTAGGTCTCGGTCGTCAGGAAGTCCGCCGCCCCCGTGATGTCAACGCCGTCGATGGTGAAGGTGTAGCCCTGCCCGCGCAGCTCGGTCACGGTGTCGAACAGCCCCGTGTTCTTGACCTCACTCACCGGGCCAGTAAGCGTCATGGTGAGCTTGCGCCCGCCCTCGTCGTAGTTCAGCGTGCAGCCCGTCAGGTTCTCTTTCGCGCCCATGTTCTCCGCGATTGCCTCGCTGACTGCGGTGGAAATCTCGGTGGCCTCCTGCTCGGGCAGCGCCATCTCAATCTCCGCCGAGGCCTTTTCGCCCTCCGTCAGGATGTAGGCGTACACGGTCGTCGCCCGCTTGAACGCTTCCCGCAGGAGCAACATCTGGCGGTTCGGGTCGTTGTCGTAAATACTGTAGCCGAACGTGGCCGCCGCTGCGTCCGGGCTGGCGTTCGTCAGCTTGATGAACTTCTTGGCCGGGCCGTAGTTGGCCTTGGGGAGCGGGATAATGACGGTGCCGCGCGTACCTGCGGTGAGTACCGCCTGCTCTCTGCCGCTCTCGAAGTTGATATACGTACCCGGTCGGGTCTTGCCGACGAGCTTATCAAATCGTCCACCGGCCATCTCACTTCACCTCTCTTTTCTTCCACGCATCAATATGCGCTCTCATTTCCTCGACGGTGTATTTCCCCGTCATGCCGAAAGTTGCCCCGGCGAACGTGCTCGTCGAAACTCCAAAGAGCTGGCGGCAGTTCTCCTGCAACTTCTCGATGGCGTACTTCGGCGCGGCCCCGGTTGTCACCGTCGCCTGACCGACAGCCGCCTTGCGTCTTGCTGCCATATCATGTCCTCCTTACCCCGGCTGGCCGCCGGTCTGGTTTGTTGGAACTGCGTACTTCTCCAATGCCTCCGCGTATGCGTCCGAGATGGTTTTCCCCGACTGCATAAACACGTCCACATGGAAGCTCTGCGCCTGTTCCTTGTCTGCTGTGGTGTCGCTGTAGGGCCTCCGGCTCCGCCAGCTTATCGTGAGCTGTGCGGCCCCGTCGTCCAGCACCTTGAGCTGCGGGTCGTTTATCCTCACCCAGCTCCCTGCAATCTCGCTGCCGTCCTCCGCAATCAGCGGTATCAGGTTCCGTTCTGCCCGGATTGCTGAAATGACCGGGTGGCCGAGACTGTAGGCTCCCTGCGCCGTTACATGGAACAGCTTGATAAACCAAACGTAATCCATGTAGTAGCTGAGGAACGTCTCTCCGCCCGTGTCAATCTCCGGCGTAGGGAAGTAGGCCGCCGGAACAGAGAAGTTCTGCGGCACATTCCAGTAGTACGGGGCCGGGCCTCCGGCCTTGTCCAGCACAAATTTGATGATGCTCGCCATCTCCTGCTCAAGCACCTGTTTTCACCTCCCTCAAACGCCTCCGAAATAGCTGTCCATCCATTCTTGCAGCTTGGCCTCAAGCAGCTCCGGGTAAATCCTATCGAGTATGCGCAATGCGCTCTCCCAATAGTGCTTGCCCTCTACCCAGTGCTGCTTCAACAGCATCCCCGTCTCTGCGGACGGGTCGTAAATGAAGCGGTCGCCCTCCCAATACCCCGGCACCCAGCGTCTCGCCACGCCCTTGGTATTTGTCCAGTGGCCGTCATTCACATAGCTCGCGTAGTCTACGTTCGTGCCAACTTCCAGCGTCAGGCCCCCGTCGGTCAGCTCCCATACGTTGCCCTCCGCCCCTTTCTCGAAGCTGGCGAGGAGCTGCCTGCTGTCCAGCACTTTCCGCCGCACGATTTCATCCTGCAAAATCCGCAGGAACTCGTTCCCCAGCCCCTCCAAGAACAGCTCGAACTCCTTGCGAAAATCCCCCTTGGCTGCCCGCTCTACGCTTCCAAAGAACTTCTTGAAATCGCTCATGTCAATTTCCACGTAGCTCATAGGTGCCTCTCCTCGTCAATCTTCTTGATGTAGACGAATAGGTGGTGGTTCCGCACGTTGATGGGCTGCTCCGCCGTGTACTCGTGCCCGGTCGCGCAGTCCACGATTTTGTCGTTGAGCCGAACGTCGGTTCCGATGGGGAGCGTGAGCTTGATTTTCGCGTCCATCAGGTTCGCCGGGGCCGTTTGCGTCACTGTGATGCTCGCTGACCGCACCCCGAAATGGCAGGTCTGCCCGCTGATGTCCGGCTCCTCCGGGTAGGAGAACGAGGGGGAGGCCGGGAGGTTGTACCCCGGTGACTTCTCCCCCTCGACGACATGGTAGATGTCGCACGTGTGGTTGAGTAGGTTCTCCAAGCTCATGCCCGCACCTCCCTCAAAGCCGCCTCATGCGCAGCGTAATGCCCTTGCGTGGCTCCGCTACAACAAAGTCGTCCAGCAGCGCCGCGAGGTCTAAACCGTCCACGCTGATTTGGCTCGTCTCCGATGTGTAGCTGTAGTCGTCGAACGTCTCCGATTTCACGTCCTTGGCGGCGAGCACGGCGTTGTGGGCGTATGCCTCCGCCAGTATCAGCACCGCCGTCTTGATGCTCTGCGGTATCTCCTCGTAGCCCTCAAAGGTGTTGTGCGTGTATGTGATAACATACTGCTCCGCCCTTGCAATGTCCACCGCGAGCCTTGTGTCGCTGCGCTTCTGAACTGACGGTATCTCGGAGTAGTCTCTGACCTCCTGCGGCGTTACCCACGGTCTTTTCGCCATTGCTCCCACCGCCTTAAACTTCGAGGCGTACCGCCTTGACGAAAATATCCGCGCAGCCGTCGCCGGTCTCCTCGGCGGACAGCTTGGCCGTGAGGGTCACGTCCTTGTCGCCTACGGCGGCGTATGCGCCGTCCTTGGTGGTGAAGCCCACGGCGTTCAGTGCGGCCGCATCGAGGTACTTAACCGGCTCGCTCTGGTCGCCGATGACATCCAGCGTCGCGCTTGCAAAGGCGGTCTTGACATCAACGCAAAAGCCAACAATGCGGAAGCCCGCCGGGAGCACGATGGGGAGCTGCGTGCCATCCGCTGCGTCGGTGTCCTTGTTTACGGTTCCGAGGTAGAACGTCTGCTCAATGCCGCAAACGCCTCTATCGAAAATTGCAACTTTCATCTGCTTTGCCCTCCTTTAGCTTTCCTGCAGGTCAATCATCGTGGGGCTTCCGGTGGAGTAGTCTCCCTCCGCCCACAAGATTGCGTCCACAAAATCGGCTTTCTTAAAGCCCTTGGTTTCGACCACCCCGACCTCCGGGGCAATCTCCTTGAGCTGCTCGAGCGTCATGTCCTCAAGCTGCTCCCGCGTGTACGGCTCCCTCTCGGGTTCCGGCTCCATCGGCTCCGGCTCGCCCGTCACCACGCGGAAATAGCCCGAGGCCACCGCTGCCTTTGCGGTGGCCTCGTCCTCCACGAACACGTCCGGGTGTTCCCGTGTGGCCTTGACCGGGCCGTAGTAGGAGAGGGCCTTTACCAGCTTCAAATGGTAGCTCATATACACCCTCCTCTCTTACTTCAAGCCCTTGATGATGGCGGTCGCGTCCAGCTCCTCGATGATGGGGTCGTAGTCGAGGTGAACGACGTAGAAACGCTTATCCTGCATGATGGCTTCCTTGCCCTCGGTGGTCTTGCGAATCTGCACGCTGTAGGTGTTCACCACAATCAGGTTCCGGGGGTCGGTCAGGAGAATGGTGCCGTCGTCGAGGGACGGGCACTCAACAGCCTGAATCCGAGCCGGGGCGGTGTAGATGCTGTCGGGTACCGCGCCGCCTGCGCCGATAACCTTGTTCAGCAGGAACAGCTCCCACTCCTGCGCCCGGCGGGGGGACATCAGCCAGCGGAGCTTTCCGTTGTTGTACTTGTTGGGAATCTGCGCCAGCGTCTTGTAGAACAGGTCGAGGCTCATTTCGCTCTCGCCGGAAGCGTCATAGACGTGGCCGCCGTTGGAAATCTGCTTAATCCAGCCGTCATTGATTTTCAGGAAATCATAATCGGCGGTGCCCTCTGCCACTTCCTCGTCGCCGTTGAGGTACAAGTCCTCCATGTCCACGCCGAGCTGGGTGGTCATAAGGTTGGTGACGATGTTCTCGAAGTTCTGGCCCTCGATGTTCTCGCGCAGGGTCTCCTCGGTGATTTCCCAAGGCAGACGTACAGCGGTGGTGCTGTACTCGATCTGGCTGGTTTTCACGCCCGCGCGGTAGTTGTCGTCCGTGTTCTCAGTCTTTTTGCGGACGATTCGGCGGTCAATGCCAATCTTGTCAATTTCGCCAGTCTTGGCGGTGCGCATCTCGTGGCGCACGAGGCCGCCGAGGTTGGTGGCCTCAAAAGTCTGCTGGATGAAACGCCGGGCCTGTTCCGGGTTCAGCAGGCCAGAGGACAGGCTGCCCGTCTCAATGGCCGCTTTGCGAATGATGGTGCTGTTATCCATTGTCTGTTTTCCTCCTTGTTATTGGATTAGAGAATCCCGTGCAGGTAGTGCTGCTCGCCTGCGGCCTTTTCCACGCCGCCGCCGAGGTTGCTGGGGAGACCCCGGCTTTTCAGCACCGGGTCAACCGCCTTTGCCACCGCTGCGGTAATCATCTCCTGCACCTGCTCTGCGGTGACGACCTCGCGCTGCGGCTCAAGGGCTTTTTCGACCGCCGCCTCGACCATAGCGTTGATGGCCTCGGGGGTAATCTCGTCAGCCTTGGAGACGCAACCGCCTTTCTTCTTGGCCTCGGTCACAGTCTCCTTGTTCTTGTTCTCCCCCTCGGTTTCTTCCTCCTCGGAGGTCTTGGCTGCGGTGTTGGTCGCCTTGGCGAAAGCCGCCTCCACAGCCTTTTCCACAATCCCCTCAACTTCCTGTTTAGTCACTTGCTTTTCCTCCTTGTCTGCTTTCTTGGTGCCCTCCGGGTTTCCCTCGCCCTCGCCGTCCTCCGGCTCCGGGTCGTCGAACTCCTTGAGGAACGCGCCCAAGCTCTCGTAGATGCCTTTCAGCGTCTCGCGGTTCTTGCCACTCATTTTCTTCCCGGCCTTTTCTACGGGGCGGTCGGTCTGAATGGCCTCGGTAACGCTTCCCCCGCCAGTGAGAATACTGGTGATAATCTGGCTGAACTCCTCAAGGCACTCGCGCACCTTGTTCTCGTCGGTCTCGTAGAGGTAGCGGCCCGTGATGGGGTCGTATTTATATAAAATCTCCTCAAGGGAGTTAAAAGCGTTCCAAAAGAGCGTGCCCTTGCTGCGCTCCTCGTAAAGCTCCGCCATAGCCCCCTTTTCCACCACGGTAAGCCCCAACATCTTCCCCAACTGTTTCAGCAGCCCTTTCTTCTCGCTGGTTTCCTGCTTGCTTACGTTCTCCAATTCAACGTCCTCCTCGCTGTAGTTTCCGAGGCCGCCCATTGAGAGGCCTGTGATTTCGCCTTTTTCAATGCCCTCCCACACGCTCTCGTCTGCGACCTCTACCGTCATAAGCCATGTCCCTTTCTTGATGGTCTCGCCGTCGATGTCGAAATCGGCCTTGGCAATCCAGCTCTCCACCACGCTCGCGCCGTCCAGCGGCTCGAAGCTGTGCTGCAGGTCTACCTTGTTGCCGTTCTTTGCGAACCAGTAGGCCGCCTTGGTGATCTCCGCCTCGGTCATAAAATTGCCGTGGCTGTCCTCCGCCATCGGCTCGTAGACAATGCCCGTGACGTAGTGGGTCTCCGCGTCCGCCTTGACAATCCTGCCATAGGTGGTGAACGCAGCCTTGCCTCCGTCCTCTTTCTTGATAAGGAACTGCCGCTTGTTGGCCGCCTTGTCCACGAGGCTGACGAATTGGATTTTCGCGTCCGTAATCTCGTAGGCTTTTTTCAAGCCTTTCATGCCCTCTCACCTCCTTTCCTCGATTATCGGAAAATATAAAAAGCAGCGTCGCCGCTGCTTCTTACCGTGCATCATTTTCGTGAGGCCACGAAAATGGTCTGAACAGCCCGTGAGGGCCGTTGTTTGTTCGGGCGGGTATTTTCCCTACCCGCTCGCCCTCGTGCGCTTCTGCGCTACGAGAGGAGGCAGGGGAGGCTATTTCTCCTCTATCCCAGCTTTCGCCTTGTTCCTCGCGTCCAGCTCGCGCTCCCATTCGTCGTCCATCTCCTCGATGGCCTGCTGCTGTAGCCGCTGCCGTTCCTCGAGTGAAAGGCCAAGAACCTCCGCACTAACTACGGGCTGGGAGATGCAATGGCAGTTGATGCTTTCCTCCGGTGGGAGGCTGCTGTCGCGCGGGTACATCGGGTAGTAGGTTCCGCCCTTTATCCCGCGCAACTCGAAAGGCTGGTCTTTCGGCACCCTCTGGCCGTCCATGTCCATGTGGTTCTTGCGCGGGTCGTTTCGGTAGGCCCCCGTGTGCTTCCACATCTTCTCCTCGACCGCCGGGCTTTGCATGAACGCCTCCTGCTGGGCGACGCTGTGCGCCCGCAGCACTTCCGTCAAGGCAACGCGCCGGGCCTTGTAGTATTCGTCCCGTATGCCGCTGTCGAGGATGGAACGGGTGAACTCCTGTATGCTGCTGCCGTCCCGCAGCCCCTTTTCGAGGATGGTCTCGATTTCCTTGTGGCTGTTGAGCTGCATAATCTCGCCCAGCGACGCACTCCACGTCTTTACCCACGCGGTCGTTTTCTTGGACACCTGCTTTAGCTCGAGGTCTTTGTCCGTCTGCTTGATATAGTATCCGATGAACTCCGGCATGAACTTCTCAAGAAGCTCCGTGAAAACCGTCGCCAGCTTGCTCATAAGCTCGTCGCTCAACTTCACCCCCGGCCAAACATCTGCCGCGAACGCCTCGAGGTCTACCGCGCCTTTCGCCGCCTCGAGGATATAGTCGGTTTCGGCCAGCAATGCGGCCGCAACCTGTTCTTCCATGTCCTCGAGGTAGTCAAGCGTCTTTTTCGGCTTTGCGTAGCCCTCCTCCTCGAGCGCGTCGGTAAGATCGTCGTCCGCCTTTTGGAGGTATGCGTCGATGGCCTTGAGGAGTGGCCCGCATTTCATGCACATGGCTCACTCCCCCTTGTCCATCTTGAGCAGCAGGGCCTTGACCTCTTTCATCACGGCCACCACCGCGTCGTCGCGCTGCGCTGCTGCTTTCTGTATCTGCCTCTGTAGGCTCATGGTAATGCCGCCGAGGTCGAACGTCGCCCCGCTCGCCTGCTGGTTCTTGTATGCAAGCGGAATGTCACCCCAAGAAGCCTCCTCCGGGTTGTCGGGGTAGTCCTCCGCGTCCTCTCCAAGGGCCTCGTAGACAATGCGCTTCGCCATGTTGGGCGTAAGCCCTCCCGCGCTGTTTGCAACGGTGAGCAGCTTTTGCAGGTCGTCCGGGTTGCTGATGTCAGGCTCCAAGAAGTACGCCTCGACGTACTGGAAATGGTAGCCGTTCAGCAGCCGGTTGTTGATGGCCCACGCAAGGCTCTTGCGCTCCGGCTGGAACACCTGCTCCTCCGTGACCTCCTGCGCGGTCTGCGCGGTGGCCCGGTTGAAATCGGTCGTGTAGCCCACATAGAGGTCGGGGAGCTGGAACGCGGATTGTACCTTGCGGCGGTTGTTGTCCATATACTCTTGGAAAAGCTCGTCTTTTTGGAGTATGCTCGCAAGGTCTTTGACCTCAATCTCCGGCTTTTCCGCTTGGTCGAAGTCTGCCCGCGCGTCTGTCGCCTCGGTCTCGAGGACGATAAAAGCGTGCTGCCCGGCCTCGCCCTTGATGTCGTTCATATACTGCTGTAGCTTCTCAAAGCTCTCGTCCGTCAAGGTGCCGCCCTTAACCATAATCATCAGTGGCGTGTGCCGCCCGTTGATAAAGTAGTTGTTGTTCAGGCTCTCCGCCCTGCGGCTGCCGTCCACGCCGAGCACCTGACCTATCCACCGCACCGTGCCGTAAGGCTCCGTCCCGATGGCGAACTCCAATAGTTCGTTGGCTTGGTATTGCAGGTCAAGGGTCTCGCCCTCCTCGAGGTATTTCCCATCCCGCATATCCATCACGCGGGGGTCTCCGAACTCCTTGAAGTAGACGACCTTGCCACCGATTTCCTGCTTGTACTTGCAGTATCGCTTTTTCCGCTCAACCTCCTGCCCGTGGTGCCAGTAGGTTGTGGTGATATACGGTTCAAGGGGGCGCGACTTCCAAACGCTCTCCGTCTCCTTGATGAACTCGATCTGTACGACCTCGCCCGCGACGTTTCGGATTACCTCAAGGTAGGAGATTCCGTAGGTCTCCCGTGCCTCAATCAAGTCCTCGAACACCTCCTTGGTGTCCTGCTCGATGTTCAGCAGCTCGATAATCTCCTCCGCCCGCTGGAACTCCGCCGCCATCTCCGGCGTTTCCTCCACGTCCTCGATGTAGCGCACGCCGATGCCGAAGCCCGCAATATTGTTCTTGTAGGCCCTGATACACTGGGGGAGGATGGTGCTGTTCTCTACGAGCTTCGCCAGCCCTCTCATATCGTGCCGGGGGTTTATCCAGTCCCCCGCGTTGTATGCCTCCTGTTCCGTAACCTGTACGGGCGTGTCGGCCTTTTCAATGAGGCTCTGCTGTGCCTTAATGACGCGCACCTCCATGCTTGCCCGCTTGCTTTTAGCCACTCTTTCTCACCCCTCTCCTCTTTGGCGGTTTCACTGGCAGGCAAAGCAGCAGCACGCAGTCCGCCTCGTCCGGGGACGGCTGCCCGCGCTTCTTTACCGCGTCTTTGCTCTCAATCTTGATTTTGCTCGCCTCTGTCAGCGCGTACTTGCGCCCGGAAAGCTGCGCCACGAGGTCGTCGTCGTCCGGGAGTATCAGCTCCACGGGCTTGCGCTTCCCGTCCTCGTCGTATGGCTGTAGCAGCTTCTTCACCACGGCCATCATGTATGTGGTGCTGTCGTGGTAATACTTGTGCTTAATGCGCTGGCCGAACTTTACGGGGTAAACCTCAAGCCACCAAAACCGCTCCGGGTCGTTCCGCTTCACCTGCCGCAGGCGGTCTACAACGCCGCCGCCCACGCCGCCGTCGTCTATCTTGACGGGGATGGGGTCGGTCAGGTGGTATCTCTGCACAAGCTGCTCCCCCAGCAGAATAATGTCGTCTGCGGTTTTCATGGTGTCCTGCCCCTGCCGCTTCTTGTAGAACGTAACCTTTTCGTCTACCTTGTACCCGATTACCGTCTTGTCGTCGCCAAACCGGGCCACGTCGCACCCTATATGCACCAAATCCGGGTTTTTCCGTGGAGAAAACTCCGTCTGAATGGAGTTTTCGACGAGAGAAATCGGAATAAAAATATCATCCTCCTGTAACGGGAAGTCTCCGGCGACGCGAACTCTGAACACGTCGCTGTCCTCTCCGTACATTCGGATGATGGTGTCAATGAAGTCTTGCGATACCCGGCTGCTGTTCCTCCCGTCGATGTGGAACGTGGAGTAGCTGGCCCGGTTCTTGTTGTGGCTGTCGTAGAAAAAGCCCGTGAGCTGCGTCGGGTTCCCGCACATCAGGAGCCGCGCCCCCGGCGTGGAAAGCGCGCCCAGCACAGGCTCGAATATCGTGTCGTCCACGCCGCTGGCCTCGTCGACGATGTAAAGGACGTGTTCAGCGTGGAAGCCCTGTAGAGCGTCCGGCTTGCTGGCCGTTCGTGCCACCGCGAACCATTCCTCCGGGTAGCCCCTCATGTAGAGCTTTTCCTTTGTCCATACCAGCTCATTGGCGAGGGCCTTGTTGTTCCTTATCCACTTGCTGACCTCCGCCCACAAGATGTCGAATAGCTGGTGCTGCGTCGGTGCTGTGCAAGGGATTTTGGGGAATGGGTGCGTGCAGATGAACCAAATGACCGCCCACGCCTCCACCGCGCTCTTTCCTACGCCGTGGCCGCTTCGGACGGTTGTCATTGGGTTGGCCGCCACGCTGCGGAGTATCTTCGCCTGCTCCGGGTCGGGCCTCGCTCTTATCACGTCCTCGGTGAACTCTACCGGGTGTTCTGCATAGTACAGTACCGCCTCCGTGTCAAGCATTGCCCTCCTCCTTTCGCTTTTGATACGCCGCTACGATGGTGTCCGCGAGCTGCGTGGGCGCGTCGCTGGCCCCCTTGCTGCTCTGCTCCTCGAACATTCGGTTCAGCCGCTCGAGGTCGGTCGCCATTTTGATATACTCCTTAACGTCCTTTGGGGACATATCCTCGACTGACAAGCTGGCGAGGGCTTCCAGCGCCTTTTTCTGCACCTGCATGGCTATCTTGATATGGCGTTCCGTCATATCCTTGCGGCCTTTGGCGGCCTTGGCCCGCGCCTCTTTGTCCAGCTCATTCTCATAAGCTCGGACGCGCTCCTGCCAATCGTGGGCCACGCTCCACCGCTCCATCAGGGCCTTACTCTTGCCTAACTGCTGCCCGACGGCCCGCAGGCTGCGATCCGGCCCCATGTCCCGGTACGCTGCAAATGCCTCAAATGCCTTTTCGCTCTCGCCCTTTTGACGCTCCCACGGCTTGTCAGTCCATTTTCCCATGTCCTCCTCTCCTTTATCGTTCTCTCGGCTCTGCCCCGACAATCCAAAAGAGAGCATTTTCCGTGTTGAGGTCATGCTCTATCAGATATTTCATGGTCTTGGCCTCGTACTGCGGGTGCAGCTTTACGCCTCCTATCCTCATTTTCTGCTGCTTCTCGTAGACGAAGCCGGGCGTATGGAAAAGGTCGTGGTAAATGAACTCCCGCTCCACGCCAAACCGCCGGAGCGTCGCCTTTACCTTTTCCTGCCGGTCGTATGCCGTGGATATGAGGTGGACGCGCTTGACGTTCTTCCCATATTTCTCTATCCCGACGAGAACGCCGCTCGCCGTGATTCCGCTGCCGCAGGTGATGTAGAGGTCGTCCAGCTCGTCGGGAATGTTTTGCACCTGCTCCGCAACTGCGCCCAGCAGCACCTCTCCGTAGTCGTCGAGGTTTATCCCGTACTGGACAACGAACATTCTCGCGGCCTGCGCCAGTGCCTCCGCCTTTGCCTTGAGTACGTTGTGCCTGCCGCTTTTGGCAAGCACCTCTACTCTGGCCCCGTAGCTCATTGCGAGCCTCGGCATACTCCCGGTGGCGAGCGACACCTGACTGGCCCCCCCGTATGCAACGACGCACGGTAGGCGGAAATGCCTTGCCGTGGCCGCCGTTATCGGGCCTTGCGGGGAGTGTATGGAACAGTAGGTGATTACGCCAGTCATGTCCGGCTTCCGCCTCAACGCGGCCTCTACCAGCATCATGCACTGACGCAGCTTCCCGCCGTTCACTTCTCCCGCCCCGAACGGGGTAAAGAGGTCGTCCCTCTTGAAGTACATTCCCGCTATCTCCTGTACGGGGGTGAGGTCATGCACCGTCATTCCTCTAATCCAAAGAGGCGCTTGTAATAGTCTGTCTTTCCCGAAAGCTCCTCCTGCATGAGGCCGTAGAAAGACTGGCTGTTGATTTTCTTGTTGATTCCAGCCACCTGATTCAGACTTTGGAAGCAGCCGCCCGTGCCTACCTGCTTCATCAGCTCCGTAGGCTCCGGGTTCTTTCCGTTCAGCAGCATACACAGGTTGTAGTCGTTCCCTTTGAAGCCCTCAAGCCCGTCAATGCCGCAGCACGTCATGCTGTCGCCCATCGCCCGGAGGCGGTTCTCCCCGGCGTAGAACTTGAGGCCGTGGCGGTGGCATTCCGCTCTGATCGCCTCGAAGTGCGGCCGCAGCACGTTCAGCGGGTAGCAATGGTCGCCCCCGATTTTCACCATGCCTTTTTTGGCCTTGTAGAACTTCATGCCCTCAACCACTACGCCGTAAACGCCTGCGTCTGCCAGCCGGGGGATATTCGCCATCACGTCCTTGAAAACCTCCGGCATATACGGCTGCACGCGGACGATTACCCGCTGCACCCGGCCCGCGAGCTTTTGCACGATTTTCAGCCGCTCCTCGTAAGGCGGGGTTCCGGGTTCGAGCTGGTCGTACTTGCTGCAAACCATACTCACCTGCACGACGCAGTTGCATTGTGCCAGCAGGTCGAGGTATTCTGGGTCTGCCACGAGCCGCCCCTTGGTGCTCACCACGAACGGGTACTTGGTCTCCGCCAGCAGCTTCAAGCACTCATAGGAGGCGCGGATATTCTTCTCGATGGGCTGGAATGGGTCGCTCATGCCGCCCCAGTGGATGGGGATATTCCAGTCGCACCACGCCGTCTCCCGGCCCCGCTTCCCCTCGACGAACGAGCGCAGGGCCTCCACAGTTTCGTCCCTCTGTATCTTTGCGATGTTCTGCTTCTTTTGGGCGAAGCAATATTTGCACCCGTGGCTGCACCCCTTGTAGGTGTCGAAGCGCACCGGGAGGTTGCACAAGATAACCTGTGTCCCGCATTTGCAGCCCATCAAATCTCCCCCTTTGCTTTCTGTATGATGGTCTCAACAAGGGCCTCTTTCCCGTAGTCCTTGACGTAGGCTTTCAGCTCCTCTTGGTCGGCCTTGTCGAATGTCAGGCTCACGTTGAACAGCTCCTCAATGGCCCGTAGCTCCTCGTCCACGGTGTCGTCGTCAATCAGGCTGTCGATGTCGTTGGTGAGGCTGTCGATTTCCTGCTGGTTGAAGCCAGTGAGCGTCGCGTCGTCTCCCAGCTCCGCCAGCAGTGCGCCCAGCTTCTCCTCGTCCCATCCGCCCTCGATTTTGTTGAGGGCCACGTTGAGCTGCCGCTCCTGCATGGGGTCGAGGTCTACCACCGACACGTCCACCTCGGTCTCCCCCTCGTTCTCGAGGACGGTGAGCCGCTGGTGGCCGCCCACCACGTTATTCGTCCGCTTATTCCATATCACCGGGATAAGCAGCCCGTAGGTGGTAATGCTGCGCCGGAGGTTTTCGTACTCCGGGTCTCCGGGGATAAGGTCTATCCGGGGATTGTACGTCGCCCGGTTGAGGTCGCTGATTCTCTTTCGCTCTATCTGCATTACAGCACCCCCTTGACCTTGTTTATGATCGCCGTCGCCAGCTCCGCCTTGGCGTTCTCCTTGGTTTTCATGTACTCCTCCACCGTCTCCCGCGCTCCCGCCGGGAGGCTGAACGTCATGGTAAAGGTGCTGCGCTCTTTCGCGTCGTCGTAGCCGGAGAAGTCCTCCTCCATCAGGTCTTTGATGTGGTCGTACTGCATGAGGAGGCTTTGAAGCTCCCAGTCCTCGAAGCCCGTCAAGTCCATCGCCCCGGCCTCGTCCAGCTCTTGGAGCAGGTCTGCCAGCTTGCCGATGTCCCAGCGGCCCTTTACCTTGTTCAGCAGGACGTTGAGGATTTTCTCGTCCCTCTCGTCGAGGTCAACGACGACCGCCTCTATCTCCTCCGCGCCCTTTTCCAGCAGTACCTTGAGGCGTTGGTGGCCGCCGACGACGCGCCCGGTGCGCTCATTCCAAATAATCGGCTCCACATAGCCGAACTCCTCCATACTCCGGCGCAGCTTTTGGTACTCTGCGTCCTCCGGCTGCAAATCCCTCCGAGGGTTGTAGTCGGCAGGCTTGAGCTGTGCCGCTTTCAGCGTCCGAATTTCCACTTTCCTCTCCTTTCTGCCCTTTTTCGGGGCGGATATTCCCTAAAAAAATACGCCACCCGTTGGAAATCCCAAACAGGCGGCGTTTTCTCTCCGTGATTTTACAGCTTACATTTTACCACTCCCAAGAGTGAAATGTAAATGCCTGCTTTGTGCCCCGGATAGCGTCAAAGCCTCTCAATGCCTCCCACGCCAAAGAACAGGGCCGTTAAATCCGCCGCACACACGTCAATATCCTTGTAGACCGTCCTCTTGTCGATGTGCTCCTGCTTGGCGATTTGCTCCGCCGTGGTGTAGTTTTCGGAGAGGTAAAGCCCCTCCAACACCCGCCAGTGCCTTTTGTCGTCCTGCCGGTTCGACCTCTCGCACATGATTTCGTAGCAGTCCAACATTTTATTCACATGGGTCATAATAATGCGGGTGGCGAGGTAGTTCTTCTGAATGCTCTCCACGAATATCTCCTCGTCCGCCGGGCGGCCCATGTTTCGCATGATGTCCTCGAAACTCTCGTCGGCCTCCTCTGCGTCCTCGATGCTGAATATCGCGTTCTCGTAATAGGCGTTGAGCCGCCTGTAGTTGCGGAGCAGCAGCTTGGTATTCTGGTACTTCCAGTCGTATTGCTTCTTTCGGTAGGCCTTGCATTCCCGCTCCACCGCTTTCACGGCGGCCTTTGCGCCCACATCTGCTCCCGCTGCCGCGCCAATGGTTACGCCGAGGTTGACGGCTGCCTGTAGCTTCTCGTCCAGCTCTCTCATACTGGCCTCGATTGCCGCCGTGACCGCCGCCTCGATAAGGGCCTTTGCTTCTTCTTTGCTTGTCATAGAGATAACTCCCTCCTTTGGGCTTTTTGATTTTGGGAGTTACCTCCCGCTCCGCTTGTTTAAGGCCAGCCCCAGTAGTCCGGGTCGTCCTTGTGTTCCTGCCACTCCGGGTCGTCCTTCCTCTTTTCGATGGCCCGCACCCAAGGAATGGCTATGACTATCGCCGCCAGCAGGCTTATCCCTGCCGCAATCAGGTACTCCACACCTCTGCCTCCCCTCAAAGGAATTGCAGTATGCCGCCTATGTACCTGACCTTGTACTCCTGCACGTCCTCCGGCTTTATGTACTTCCTGCCGTATCGCGCTTTCATGTCCCGAAACGTCTCCCACGGTATTCGGAAAAACTGCTGAAAGCCGAACGATACCAGCACGAAGCACTCCGCGCCGAGGGCTGCGTGGCGGTTGAGTTGCTTCTCCTGCTCCTCACTCACGACGCTCTGCTGTAGCCGGTCGCCGTCCGTGTGCTTTGCCTCGAACACGATGGCGCGCCCGCCCTTGAGCGTTCCTTTGTAGTCCGGCTGGGCCTGTTTGGTGTAGCAGGAAAGGAACTGCCCCCAGCTGTTCGGGCGGCCCAGCGGCTTCATCGGCTCCGGGGTCTTGGTGATCTCCGCCGCCCCGGTCAGGCGGTAGTGTCTGCACGCGGCCTCAATCATCTCCTCCCATATCTCCCCGGCGGCCCGGCTGCGTCTGCCCGCTGCTGCGGCTCTGTACCGCGCCGCGTCCATCACATCAGCCCCATTTCCGTGGCGAGCTGCGCCACCTTGTAGGCGGTCGCGCTTTTAATCCCCTTGCACTTGCCCTCTGCAAGGGCCGCAACGAGGATTTTTACCGCAGAGGTGTCCCCGATAGGCCCAGCCGCCTCCGTGCCATCCCGCGCCACGCTGGGGACGCTGACTACCAATTCCGTGTCTGCCGCCCGGTGGAACTCCTCGACGAGCTGCTTGTCTGTCATGTTCCGCAGCCGTACCGCCTCCTTGTGGAGGGCCAGCTCCTCCGGGGTATATCTGCACTTTCTCTTTTTACTCATGGTCGGTTGCCTCCTCTAAAATCTTCTTGACGGCCCGCAGCTTTTCGGGGGGGTAGCGGTCAATTTTATCCCATCCCGTTGCCTCCCTCACCCAAGTTTTCAGTTCCTCGCGTTCGATATAGCTGTCCGCCGCCTCGCGGGACGGGAAAAGAAGCCGAGGCGTCCCGTATTCGCAGTGTTCTATGAGATACGGCCTGCTGCTGGCGGTTTCCTTGAACTGAATGCCCCAGTTCCCGTTTATAGTGACATATTTTCTGCCAACCTTTACGACCTCCGCCTCCGTTGTGCGGAATTTGTTTCTTTGGGTGCGATAGTCCCCCATGACAAATACGGTCTGGCCGACCTCGAAATCCTTAATCGTCATGGCTGTTCCCCTCACCGCTTGTATGTGTGGTGCCTGCCGTCTGGCCCGGTAAGCGTGATGGCGGCGGGCATCCCGCTCGCGTCCTGCGTGTAGGGCAGGTAGCGGGCCTTTACGATGTGTAATTCTTTCTGGTGGCCCTTTTCGCACTTCGAGCATTCCTCTTTGCTCTTGAACTGCGTCCCGCATACCTCACACTGGAATAATTCGAGCTTCTTCACCCCTGCGCCTCCTCTTTCTTTTCCTCAAACTGCAAGCAGGCCTTTGTCCTGCGCGTCTTGTACTTGCGCCCCGGCCTGTTGCGGATGGGTAAGGGGCAGAAGCCCCCGTTTTTCGTCGCAGCGTCCCACTCCCATTTGGCGCAGTTGCCGCAAACCTTTCCGACGACCTCAATCCGCTTTTCCTCTTTCTCGACCGCCCGTAGGATTTTAACCGCCTCCCGCAGAGCCTCCGCATCGTGCTTGAAAATACTGTCCGGGTCGTCCGGCGGTATAAGGCTCTCCCGGTCGTCAATTTGATCGAGTAAACTGCCGATGATTTCCTCGATTTTCATGGCCGCATCTCCTCTCTCCCCGGAGCTTTCGCTCCGGGGAGGTTTTTTGTGATATTGGATTAGATGTCAAAGCCCGGCGCGAAGCCATTAGACCAGTACGCGTCGAGGCTGCTCGCACTGCCGCCCGCGCCCACACGGCAGAAGTTGTAGCTGTTCGTCGCATCGACGGAGCGGAGCCAGTAGGGGTACGTCCCCTCGCTCCCGCACTCTTTCACGCGGTCGCGCTCGCGCTTGAAGATGGGGAGCTGGAAGCCGTCGTCGATGTCTTTCCAGTAGCCCTCCTCCGAGGGGCCGAACACGTCCGTCGCGGAAAGCAGCCACATCAGGTCTGCGTACTCAATCCGCTCGCCGTCGATTTCCTCCACCATCTTGCGAGGCTTGAAGATGGCCCGCCACTCCTGCGCGATGTGGGGGAGAATATCAACAAGGACGTGCGCCCGGCCCTTGCTCTTGTAGTAGCCGCCTTTGTTGGTGGCCTCGTCGTTCATGGCCGCCTCGTCCCAGCAGTCCTTGAACACAAACCGGGCCGTATTCGGGCTGCTGTAGGCGCAAACCACGGTAACGGTGCCGCCCGTGTCGAGAGGAATATCAATCTCGTCGAAAGGCGAAACAACCTCGTCCACGTTGCCCTCCTCGACGGCGGTTTTGAGGTCGTCCGGGCTGATGTCCCCGCTCTCCACCATGCGGAAACGGCAGAGTTGCACATCGCGGGCCTCTCTCTTTTCCTCCTGCTCGGTGCTTCTCTCGCTTCCAACTTCCGCGGTCGTTCCCGGATGGGCGTTCACAATCAGCGGCGTTTCCGTCCGCCCGGTCTTGTCGAGGATGGCCTTTACAAGCTCCTCGTTGATGTAGTCGGCCCCCGTGATCTCCACGGCGGTCTCTGCAGTGTAGTCTCCTACGGTGTTGGTGCGCTTGATTTTGATGTCTGCCATGATGGTCTCCTCCTAAAAAAGGCTTTTTTGTAAATCCCCGTCCAGCATATTCCATCTGAATTTTGTGTCTCCGGGGGTTAAGAAATGGTCGTCCTCCAACTGGAAACGCCTGTCGTAGTCGTGTACTGTGTGCCCGTCCGGTTTGAAGTTTACCGGACTGTCCAAATCCCATTTCAGGAGTAGCGCCCAAAGCTCCGGGTAGTCCTTGCGGAGCTGTCGAAGCTGGTTTACTCCCTGATTGTGGCACATCCAGCACCCGTCCCGGCAGCTCGTTTCGTAGCTGGGCGCGAGTATTCCCTCGTACTGGCAGTAGAGGCCGCAAAGTCCCTCCTCTATTCCGAACTCAACGAGCGGGGCGCGTTTCCTTTCGTTGAGCTGCCCGAAACGCTTTGGCTCGTCCGCTGCTATGCCGAGGTATTCCACGATATTTTTACCGCCCCTCGCGGTGGGGCCTCCTAAAAATCTTGTCTTGAGCTTGGTACACCATTGCCCCTTTCTGTGGAGGCTGACTGGGAATCCGTAAATAGTCGATTTTGAGCTTCTTGCACCAACTCCCGATTTGTGCAGGAAAACCTTGGACTCTCTGCTGCGCGTCGCTTGAGGTCTGACTGGCACCACGGCCCCCAAAGCGTCGGGAATCCGAGGATTGTTCCTTGCCGCTTGCAAGGATGCCCCCCCCCCGCGATTTTCGGGGTTATCTGCTGACAATACCCCCCCCGCGTCCTTACGCTTGGGTACGTGGTAAAACAGCTTTTCGTAGGTGACTTTCTCCCCGTCTCTCATGGCGCAAAGGTGTTCTACCTCAATCCGATACTTTCGCCAGATGTATTCATCTGCCCGCGCCTTGAACTCGACCATCTTTGGGTGTTCCCCGCGTATGGTGTCGGTCGCCCATACGTCTGTGGTCGTAATCCTGTCGAGCTTGAGGCCTCGGGTGAAAATAACGTCCAGCATTTTAAGGCTGTCTTTCCCGTGGCTTATTCGGGCGATGTATTGGAGCTGGTCGTTCCCTATGTGGATTTCTTCACCCAAGACGTTCACCCCCTATCGGTACTCTTTTCCTGTTTCCTTGTCCTTGAGGGTAATCCTCCCAACAACCTCGAATCCGGCCAGCTCCGCCGTCTGCTTCATAACTGGAATAAGCCTACTGATTACCGCGAGGCGTTCTGCGGCCTCCTGCTGCCGCTGCTCCTTTCGGATATTGCTCATGGCCTCTCCGGGTGTGGGGTCGCTATAACCCTCTGCGTTCTTATACATGGGCCGCCCTCCTTACGTCGCGGATTGAAGTACCTCCGCCGCTGCGTCCATCGCTGCGCCGGTCATTTCTGCCCGCTCGCTCTCAAGCCGCCCGGCCAGCCGCTTCACTTTCTCGTCCAAGGCCCGCTGCACGTCCTTGCGGTTCCCGTAGAACATGAGGAGCTGGGTGAGCATGATGATAACGTCTGCCATCTCCTCCGCGATGTTGTTCATGGCCCGGTCGTAGCTGGGCTTATCCTTGGCCCTGTGCCGCTTGACGATGGCCTTTGTCAGCTCTGACATCTCCTCGATTGCCATTTCCTCCTGCGCCCGGGAGCCGTAGGTGTCAATGGCCTGTTGCAGCACCTCCGGCCGCATGGTGGTCGGGAGGGCGTGCGTCTCGTAGGCTTTCAGCCATTCCCGAAGCTCTGCCGCGCCCCAAGCCGTTTGGTAGAACAGGGCGATAACTCCGTCCCAGTCGTCCGTCCCGTACTGTAGGTTGTCCGCGAGGATTTCGTCGAGTGTTTCGCCGTCAAGCTCCTCCATATCCTGTGTGAGGCCGTCCTCTCCTGCGTGCTTCTCGTAAATCTCCCGCACGAGGTCAAGGAGCGGGATTTCCCGCTCGAAGTCCCTGTACCATGCCTCTCTGTCCTTGACGAACATCATGTTATGGGCCATTTCCCATGCGGCCATGTCGTTGGGGTCGTCGCAAATCTTCCGTAGCTCCATGTGTCTCTCCTCCTCATTCTCCGATGGTGACATAGGCATTCCCGCGCTTGTTCAGTTGCAGGTCAACCGGGTTCCCGCATTTCAGGCACGGGAAGTCGAAAACCTCCTCCGAGACGTTCGTCTTGTACTTGAAAACGCTGCCGCACTTGCATTTCAGGAACACGGGCTTCAAGTCGTGCAGCTCCGTCCTGTGCCCGCACTCGCATTTTGAGTAGGTGGTCGGTGTCTTTGCGCAAAATCCCCGGAGTTTTCCACACTTTTCACACTTAACAAGTAGAAAACCATTGTAGAGCTGCGGCTCCTCCGGGAGGTCTGGCATAATATTGATTTTCCCGTCGTCCGGCACCGCCTCCTGCGTGGCATTAACGTCTACGGCCCTGAAATTGCCGAACATACGCTCAACGCGGCTCTGCGGCTTGCGTATAGGCTCCGGTGCCTTGGGCGGCTCCTGCGCCACGCTGGGAGGCGTGGTGGTGGGTTCCTGCGTTTCCTCCCCGGCAGCGTACTGGATGGCCCGCTGCATGAGGTCTGATACCCTCTCCGGCGGCATATCGAAATTCATCTCGCCAAACGGCGTTCTCATTGTGAGCTGCACAGTGTCTCCCTCCTGTCTATGTATTCCAAGGCTCTTTCCGAGTGCCTTGTCTATGTTGTTTATTTCCTGCTGCGTGACGCGGCCAATGCGCCGTTGGAGCCTGCTCTTGCTCACTGTCACGATCTGCTCGCAAAGGGCAACGGACGGTTTCGGTGCCGAGCCGATGAAAACGTGCGTAGGCAGGCCGACCTTTTTCCGGGTCGTCAGGTAGACGACCTCGACGATGGGCGCAAATCTGTTCCCGATGTCGTTGCTCACGACAACCGCCGGGCGGTTTGCCGACTGCTCGCTGCCTATGGCTGCGCCTCCTACGACGAAATAGATGTCGCCCCGCTTAACACTTCCTCTCGTACCAGCACCGCCTCTTTCCCTCAATATCGCCACGGCCAGCCAATCACCATCGAAAGGTTGTATATGTACTGGCCGCACCGCACACACACGTCATACTTGCCCCAAAAGCCTTGCTTTTTCATTCCCCGGACGCTTCCGGTATGGTGGATGGATGGGTGGCGGGCTTTCTCTGCCTCTGAAAGTCTCTCGTACCTCACGCGCTCTCCGCCTCCAATTCCGCCGCAAAAAGGGCCTCCGCAAGCTCCTTGAGCATTGCGTCAATGTCCTCCGCGTCCTTTACCAGTTCCTTGATGGAGGGAACTCCTGCGACCTTGTTGCGCCTCGCCTCCACCCACATCTCAATATGCTCCTCTTGGTCGAAGTGGGCCGCGTACTCCTTGACGTTCTCAACGAAGTTCTCCTCGCTAACGGTAAAAGAAAAGTCCTCTCCGGCAGGGGAGTGTTTTTCCAGCTCGATATATCCATCTCCACCGTTGAGCCAGTACCACCCCAGCTCCTCGCAAATATCCCTGTATTTCTCGTTCATGGCTCTGTGTCCTCCATCTCGAATAGGCTGCACTGGTTTTTGGCCTCCTCCTTGGCGCGTGCCTCCTGCCGTATCTTCCGCAGGCAGCAGCTCCCGTATCCGTCCCTTATGGCCTGTGCGCTTGTGAGTAGGCCGCCGCATCGCTTGCACCGTCTGGCCGGGATTTGGAATACCTCGTTATCCTGCTGCTCGCTCATGTCTGTCCCTCCTCAGTCGGGTAATACGATATATACGACAATAGCTTTCTTCCAAGGGAGCTTTTCATAGTACGGCCTGCATTCGCTCTCGTTGTTGGGAAGTGCGTCAAACTCCTCGCAGGTCATATAACGCTCAAGTGCGTCAAACACATCGTCGTCACTCTTAAACAGGAAGTGGTCTCCCGCCTCGAGGTATTCATCCACTTGCGCTTGCCCCCAACTACCAAGCCAGTAACCGCAGTCGTCTCCGGGAATTTCTCCATCAACCATCGGCACGACGGGCAGCTCCGGGTTCTCCTGCATGAGTTTGAAAAGCTCCTCGCGGTTCTTTCGATCTTTCTCTGAAATCATGGCTGCGTCTCCTCTCTGCCTCGGATGTCCGCCCACGCCATCGTCATTACCGTGCTGGTCTCCCGCAGGCGGCTGATGATTGCCACAATCTTTGTGTTATCAAAACCTCGCGGGGTCAGCGCGTTCGCCAGCGCGTCCGCGTTATAGTTGGTCGTCACAATGGTCGGCTTCATGTCCTCGTATCGGTCGTTGAGGATGGAGTAGAGGGTGCTCATGCTCCAATCGCTGCACTGTTCCTTGCCGAGGTCGTCAATTATCAGCAGGTCTACCCGCTTGTAGATGGACAGCACCTCGTGCTCCCGCGCCCCCTCGCTGTCAAAGGACTTCTTGATGTCCATAAGCAGGTCACTTGAGGTCTTGCAGATTACCGGGATGCCCTCTCCAATGAGCTGCAGCGCAATCGCCGCCGCGAGGTGCGTCTTGCCCGTGCCGTTCGTCCCCTCTATGTAGAGGCCGTCGCCCTTGGCCCGATGGTAGCCGAAGTTGTCCGCGTACTCCTTGGCAATCTCGTAGTTTTTCCGGCGGCCCGGCGTGTCGCAGCGGAAGTTGGCAAAAGTTCGCTGCTGGAACCTCTTTTTGATGCCGCTCCTGCCGAGCAGCCGCTCAATACGCTGCTGCATGGCCTTTCTGCGCTTTTCCTCCTCCTCTGCGGCCTTGCGCTCCGCCTCTTTGCGGTCGCACTCCCGCCAATAGGCTTGCGCCTGCTCGCAGTCGCAGCGCGGCAAAAACGGCTGCCATATCCAAACCTCGTTTCCGAACACAATGCCTTGCGGTTCGAGGGTCTTGCCACAATACTGGCACTTGCCCGGCTCCGGCGGGGTCTTTCGGATTTTCAGCCCCCGCTCCCGCGCCTGCTGCGGTGTCACGAGGTTACTCGCTTCCTTTGAAGCCTCCCGAGGGCTTGAATCCTCCGGGGTCGCTCCCGTTCCTGTCAGTATTTCCCCTATCCGGGTAAGGGCCATAACCGCCGCCTCCTTTGTCCTCGTAGTTGCCGTCTATGACCTTTGCCATGTTGCTGTCCTTAATCAGCCAGTCAAAAGTCGCCTGCCAATTTCTGTCGTTCTTCCCCTTGAGGAAGCTGCTGGCCTGCGCCCGCTGGAACAGTTCTCGAAAGCTGTCCACCGTGTACCCGTTCGCCATCCGCGCCTTGATTGCCTTTTTCCGGGCCTCCGAAAGGCTGCGTACCTTGGGGAATGATGTGCAAATCGTGTTGTAAAGGTCTCGGATTTCCTCGTACACTCCTCGCGCCGGTTGGCCGCCCTCCGGGGCTGCGTCCGTCTTTTTTGGCCTGCCCCGCTTGCGTGGCTTCTCCTCCGGCTCCGGCTCGTCCTCCGGGTCTTGGTCTGCCTGTCCCTCCTCCAGGGCCGTGAACGGCTTTGACGGGGCCGACACGGTTCTCTTGGAGTAAACGTCCTGTAGGTTGTCCACGAGGCTCTGGCACCAAATGACCTTGCGCTCTCGCCAGAGTTCCAAGTCGATGTTCCCCCGCAGGGCGAGCATATCCAGTATCGCGTCTGCCTGCTCCTCTGTGACCTTTGTGAGGGCAACGAGGTACATCTTGTCCGCAGGCTGGGAGCAGTCGTAGTAGTGGCCCTCGCTCCTCCCCAGCAGTTCCAGCAGCTTGAACCAGAACGCATACCCGTCGTTTCCCCAGCTTTGCTCGAGGATGAACTTTGTCCGGCTGTCCGTGCTGACGAAGTGCGGGAAGTAATCCACCGTCTGTTTCCTTGGTCGTCCCAACGACCGCACCTCCTTTCCGGGCTTATCCGGGGAGTTTTCTCCCCGGATAAGCCCGTAAATTACTCGTAAATGACTTTGCTGCCCTCCGGCGTTTTCACCACGTCCACACTCTGCGGGAATCTCGACTTCATGGCCGGGTCGTGGGTGATCGCCATTACCTTGAGGTCGCCGTACCGCTGCTGGATGGCCTCGAGCGCGTCGCAATATGCCTGCACGCCGGGGGCATCGAGGAACGGCGGTTCGTCAATGAACAGGAAGCCGAGCTGCACCCCCGCCTTGCTGCTCTTGATTTCCGAGAGCGCGAGGATAACCGAGAGGGCCGCCTTTACGCGCTCGCCTCCGCTCCTGCTCATGTACGGGAGCCGCCCGGTGTCGGTGTCATTGATGATGATGTCGAGGGTCGTGACCTCTTTCTTACTGTTGGATTTCAGCACCTTTTCAGTCACGAACTCCACGCTCATGCGCCCCTGCGACATCTGGCCGAGGATATTGGTGGCCGTCGCCTCAAATACCGGGATAATGCTGCGGATGATGTTGTGGGGAATGCCATCCTGCGAGAATGCCTTTTTCAGCTCCTCGTACCCGGCCGCCTTGCCTCCCAGCTCGTTCATCTGCTCTTGCAGCTCCGCCGCCTGCTTGCGGGCGAGGCGAATCTGCCCGAGCTTTGCCTGCAATCCTCCGATAAGGAGGGAAAGCTCCTGTGCCTGCTTCTGAACGGCCTTGACCTTTGCCTCTGCCGCGTCCACCTGCGCCTGCAATTCCTCTCTGCCGACCGTCTTGCTCTGCTCGTCGGCCAGCTCTGCGCGGGCCTCCCGGATTTCCTCCTCGATTTCTGTCAGTTCGGAGCCGAGTTCCAAAATCCGCTGGGCTGCCGCCGCTTTCTGCTCCCGCGCCACGGGAAGCTGTTTCTCCTTGTCCAGCCAGCGGCTCTCCGTCAAGAGCGTCCGCTGCAGCTCGTCGTAGTCCCGGCTGTAGGCCGCCGCCTGTTCGAGCTGCTGCTCGACCGCTGCCAGCTCCTCCCGGCCTTTTGCTGCGGTGGCCTCTGCGTCCGCCACAGACTTCTCAAGCTCCGCCGCCCGCTCTTCCAACAGGGCCAGCTCGCTCCGCTGCGCCTCAAGGTTGTTATAATCCCGTTCGGCGGCCTCGAGGAGCCGCAGAGAGGCCCGCAGCGCGTCGATTTCCTCCGGGACGTGTTTCTTATCGTCAAAAGCCTGCTGCGCCGCAGAGAGCGCGTCTGCGTTCGTCTGGCGGAGCTTCCCGCGTTCCTCCTCAAGGGAGGCGAGCGCAGCCTCCTCTCCCGGCAGCGCGTCTCTGGCCGCCAGCGCGTCCGCGAGGAACTTGCACGTGGCGTTTTCCGGGGCCGGGCACCCGCTGTCTTTCAGCAGCTCTACCTTTTCCTTGAGTGAAGCAATCCGCCCCTCGAGGCGCGTCTTGGCCTCCCGGTAGTCACGTTCCGTGCGCTCCGCCTCCGTCTGCCATGTTGTGAGGTTATCCCTCGCCGCCGTGAACTCCGGCAAGAGCTTTTCCAGCTCTGCAAGCTGCGCGGTGGCTGCCTCATACTGCTGGTGCTTCTCGGTCAGCTCTGCGGCTCGCTCGATGGCCTGTGCCAACGGCCCAATCTTCATCAGCGTGAGGGCCGCCTTTTTCTGGCGCGTGTCCTTTGCCGCACTCTCCGCCAGTGTGATCGCGCTCTCAATCTGCTGTTTCCGGGTGGCAAGGCTGTCATAGGCCGCCTTGCCCTTAATCAGCTCTTTTTCCCGTTCCAGCAAGGTCTTGTAATGCGCCACACCTGCGGTAATCTCCGGCTCCGCCGCAAGGATGGTCTCTGCGGCTGTGATGGTCGCCACCTGCGCGGTCTTGCTGGCCTCCTTGGAGGCCTGCTGCGCCGTGAGGGTGGTAATCTTGCTGTTGAGCTTCATCACCCGCGCCGCCGCCTCGAGCTGCGTGTTGAGCTTGACCTTGAGGGTGTCCACCTCTGCCGTCTTGCTCTCTGCTTGTTCCAGCAGCCCCTTGCGCTGCGCCTCCGCCGCCTCGATTTCAGCGGCCAGCTCCTCGCTGTCCGGCAGCCCCGCCGTCAGGGTGTCCGCCTTGTCCGCCAGCGAGCGGATGGTGCGGTTGGTGTCGGTGGCCCGGTTCGCCGCCAGCTCCTCCATGTCCCCGTAAATCCCCAGCCCCAAAATGCTGCCGAGGATATTCATGCGGGCCTCCTTGTCCGCCTGCAGGAATAGGCCGTACTGGTCTTGCATGATAAGGGCGCAGGCTTTCAGCGTCAGGCTGTCCATGCCGATGATGTTGATAATTTCCTGCTGGGTGTCCTTGAACTTCTCTTTGCTGCGGTCTACCCATTCGCCCTCGACGTACTCCGCGATGTTCAGCGTCGCCTTGCCGCTTTTCTGCCGGGTGCGGGTGACGCGGTAGAGGCGGTCGCCCAGCTTGAACGTGAACTTGATGGCCCCGCTCCGGGCCTCCGGGTCGTTGCAAATCCAGCCTGTCAGCTCGCCCTCTCGCGGCTCCTCGTAGAGCGCGTCCAGCATAGCGTCCATGAACAGGCTGCTCTTACCCACGCCGTTGCTGCCGTTGATGGTACAGAAACGGATACCGTCAAAGCTGAATTTCTCCTCACGGTAGTTGCGGTAGTTCTTTACCTCAATCTCCACCGGGACGAACAGCCCCGTGTGCCGCTCCTGCGTGGCCTTTTCCGTGGCCTCCGCAATCAGGGGCCGAGCCAGCTCGACCAGCTCGCCAATGCGCTCCGGCGTGAACTCCTTTTCGGCCAAGTAGTCCGTGAGGTTGCTCTCCGGGGTGCCGTCTGCGTCCATGCTCCGGCGGTCTACGGTGATGGTGATTTTCTGCGGTGTAATCTCCTGTACCCAAAAGGCTCCGGCGGCGTAGAGCATATTCTCGAATAAAGCGTGGTTAAATGCCTTGTTGTGCTCGTCGGTGCAGTCGTAAAGGACGCGGACGATTTTTCCGTTGAGATCGTCTGCCCGGTCGAGGAAGTCTGCAACCTCCAATTTGCCCGTCGTAATCCCGGCCACGTCCTCGTCGTTGAGCCGGATGGTCTTGTGCTGCCGGGTGGGGAGCTGGTGGAACGTGGAATTGACCTCGCCGCTTCCGTCGATGTCGTGAATCCAGTAGCCGCGCTCCTGTCCCTCGTCGTTGAAATTGAGCTGGGAGATGGCCCCGCAGTAGAACGTGTTCTTGCACCCCTCGAGCTGCTGCGGGCGGTGGATATGTCCGAAGCACACGAGGTCGAAGTCTGCCGCCGTCAGCGTGTCAGGGTAGACAACCGGCTCGAACTGGCTGAAAAAAGCCGTCTGCCCGCTCTCCATGTTGCAGCCCGTGATGGTGTAGTGCGATACCAGCACCGCCGGGGTGCCTGCCTCGCACTGTGCCTTGAGGCCGATAATCATGTCCGCGATAGCCTTGGTGAATACCTCGTTTTCCTCCTCCTTGGAGAGTCCGGGGTGCTGCGCCCGGTAATACCCCCGGTCGAATCCGGGGAGGCAAGCGACCTGCACCCAGCCGTATGCTCCGCTGAAAACTTCCACCACCTGCGGCTCCGTGATGATTTTCACCTCGCCGTCGCCCTCGAACGCGGTCTTGAGCATTTCAAATTGCTGCTCGCTGTCGTGGTTCGGCGTGCCCCGCATAACCACCACCGGGCAAATGGCCGAAAGCTCCCGCAGGAACTTCACCGCCGTCTGCTGCTCTTTGAGGCCCCGGTCACTCCAAACTCGTGCCTGATGGAAAATATCTCCCGCGATTACCGCGATGCCGGGCTGCTGCTCCTTGGCCCCCTCCACGAGCGCGTCGAGGCACTTGCAGATGTCGAGGAATCTCGCGTTCTCCCCGTTCTTCTCCGGGCCGGGGAAATTTCCGATATGGAGGTCGCCGGTATGTAAAATCTTCATCGCCATTACTGATTACCCCCCATCTTGCGCTGGCAGTTCATACAGAGCGTGCGCCCGAACTGCTCCTGACTGTACTTCACCACGCCGTTGCTGCATTTCGCCCCACACTCGGAGCAGATGGTCGGGTCGTAGTCCGGCGCGGCCTCTGCCGCCGCCTGCTGCCGCTGCTGCGTCTGCCTCGGGTGCTCCTCCGGCATATCGCGGTAGGCGGCGTTCTCCGGCTCCGTAATCGGCTGGCCGGGGGTCTCGTACTCCATGCCCTCCTCCACGTCGTCCTCGATGAAGATGGCCCGCCTTGCCTCCGAGACGTGGCCGCCGTAAATCTCCTGCGCCGAGGAAAAGAAGTGCTTGACGGCCTCCTGCTTCACCAGTTCGTTGTCGAGGTTCGGGACGAGATAGGCCACCACGAACGGCTTGCGAAGCTCCTCGAGGGTGTAAGTGCCCTTGATGTGCATGGCCGCCCGGAGCGCCCGGTTGATAGCCTTGGTCTCGCACATCTCCGAGCGGAACTTCAAGAACTCCTTGCGCTGGTTGTCGCTCATGCCGTCCGTAACGTCCTGCACGATGATTTCCTTGTGGGCTACGATTTCGATGTTCTCCCCGGTAAGCTGGGGGACGGAAATGCGGGCCTCGAACTTCACGTCTTTGTTCGGGCAGGCCCCGCAATTCACCGGGCGGCCAATGCCCTTGTTGACCTCCGCGCACTTTTGGCAGGTTGACGGCACGACAGGCCGGGTGTTCAAAATCTTAATGCCCGCCGCCCGCATGAGCTTGTTGAGGCCCTTTTTCGTGAGCGCCCACCCTGCGGGCTTTGCCGGGTGGTGCTGCCCGTCCCGGCCCGTCCATTCCCGCGTGGCCTTTTCCTGCTCGTAGATTTCCTTGTCCGCCGGGTTGGTGGAAATCTGCACCACGTTCATCACGGGCTTGTGGATGTCGGCAATCTCTGCCACCGTCTGCATTGGCACGAGCAAATTAAAACGCTCCGCCGGGTACTGCTGTGTGATTTGCAGGGCGTTGTGTCCGCTGCCCGTTGTCGCTAAACTGTTTGCCATGTAAATTCCTCCTATTGCATTCTCTTGGGTTCTGTGATACAATAGGGACACTGGTTAGGGATGGCTCGCGCCTCATGGCGTGGGCTGTCCTTTTTTTATCCCCATTTGCTCTATGTACCTGTAGGCTTCCCAAAGGTCTTGTGTGAGCTTCGGGAAGCGATTTCCCTTGACTGCCTCCGCGATAAGCTGCGCCAGATACCACGGCTCCCGCCTCGCTCCGTCTGCGTCTCCCTCCCGCTCGATGATTCTCTCGAGCTTATGCTCCGCGTAAGCTCTGGCACCGTCCCACTCGGACGGCGTTATCTGTGAGCCGAGGTATTGCTCCGCCTGCTGCTGTAACGTCTCCTCCGTTCTGATCGCCTCCTCTCCCTGCCGTGCTGCGGCTATCCTCCGGCCCCTCCTTGCAGTCGCAAGCCTCTCCGAAATCGAGGTGCGCCCCGCAGTCAGGGCAAATGTTGAACTTCATCCGTGTTTTCCCTCCTCGAAAATCTTGTCGCATACCTGCTTGTGGATGATGAAAAACGCTCCGCAGAACAGAATGCCAATCAAAAGCCATTCGCCGCCGACCGCGCTGTATCCGCGTAGCTTGTGCGCCAGCGGAATTAAAATCGCTGCGACCGCTCCCGCCTGCAGGCCCGCCGCCAGCAGCTCCGCCGTGAATACCACCGTCCAAGCCGCCGCCCGGCGGAGGCTTTGTCTGCGCCGTTTCCTGCGCCGCACTTCCTGTCTCGTCATGTCGTCCGCCTCCTAACGGTAAAATCTGTGGTTTCCCTCTTGGAACAGGTACTCGAGGTTCCTGCTGTGCCAGCTATCGCTTTCGCAGCTCTCGAAGTACAAGGCCCCTTGGCTCTCGTCCCATCCCATACTCACGAGGCGCAGCGCCTCCCGGCAACTCTCGTCCGGCTCCGTCGTGTAATACCTGCCGCCCGGCTCCGTGACGGAAAACTGCCTCGGCTGGAATATGACTTCCTCGATGGTGTTGGGGAACTCGTCGCTCCATACCCGGTTTAGGACTACAAGAATTACCAGTGCCTTTCCCTCGACGCTCTCGCCCTCTGCCTCGGCCATCGCAATTTTCATAAGCAGCTCCGCGTCCTCCGCGCCCCAGTCCCGGCTTCCAATCAGGCTCTCGTATGTATTTTCCTCCGGGGCCTCCGTCGCCTCTGGCGCGGTCTCCGGCTCCGGCGTGGCCTCCGGGCGGGTGGTGATCGCCGGAGCCGCTGTTGCTACCACCTGCGGCTCATAAACCGCTCCCGGTAGGCTGGGCGCTGGCGCAGGGGTTCCTTGTGCTATCGTGCTGAACGCCGCCCCCGCCAGCATAACCGCCGTTGCCATCGTGACAACAATCGGCGGGTATTTCCGTATCTTGCTCCTGTTCATAAACTCCGGCTGCGGCTGCTGCGTTGAATTGCCTCTGCGCCTGCTGTGCGATACGCTGTAAAAGCCACTCGACCTCGCTGGCCGTCTTTTTGCAGTAGTTGTCAGCTATCCGTATTCGGGTATTCCCGATGTGGAAATCCCTGACAACATTCGCCGCAACCATCTCGCACCTCCCTAATCGAATTTTCCGAGCCTCGCCGCCTTTTCCAGCACGGCGAGGTTTTCATCTGCCCTCCGGCGGAACTCGAGGAGCTTTTTCTGTACCTCCTCCAGCGTGGCCCACTCCCCAGCCGTTACCTCTCCGTCCTCCATGATGAGAGATAGCTGCTTTGTGACCTCCTCCATCTCGTAGACCGAGTTTTGGAGCCGTATCAAGGCCCGCTCTGCGGGCATTTCGGGTATCTCCCGGCAATCCTTTCCCAGCGGGCACTCATTCACGCAGTACCAAGACCGCAGCTCCGGCTCGTTGTATGCGTCTGCCATCAGCGCGACCACGATGTTCGGCGGCCTCGTGATGTCCAGCTCGTACTTCTTGAGGCTGTCCTCCGTCACTCCGGGGAGGTATTCAATGGCCCCTGCCCTTGTCAAGAGCTTTTCGTTGTACTTTGCCGCCCGCATTCGGGCCTCGTAGTACCGGTTGCCTACGGCTTTTGTAGCCTGCCTTGACATTTATTTTCGCCCCCTCTCGCGGTAGAATTATTACAGGTTCAGACAAGAGACTTGACGCGAACGGCGACGCTCTTTCGCCTCTTTTTGCCCGTCGTGCCCCATTTTGGGGCGTTTCGGGGTAAAAAAATTTACTTCCGGCCCACGGGCATGGTGTTGTCGAAAATGTCGTCGCCGTAGTAGTTCAGCACTCGCTTAATCCGCAGCGCGAGCCGCAACGCGGGCTGCTTGTCTCCTGTCTCGATCTGCGCGTAGTGGCTGCGGCTCGTTCCCACCGCAGCACTGAACGTCTGCTGGGTGTAGCCGTTCGATTTCCGCAACTGCTGCAACTTCGCTCTCATGTTCTCGCTCCTTTCCTTGCGTGTGTCCCGTTTTGGGGTTCTGTAGAGCATTATAGTCCCTTTTTGGGGCAAAGTCAACCAATTTTAAGAGCTTTTTTCGCAACCTCTTGATAATTGCCGATTTTAGGGGCAATTACTACACAAAACGGGGCAAAAATGCTATGATTAAATTTAACCGTGGAGGTGCTGTCTATGCAAAACTTTTCCAATCGCCTGATTTCCCTGCGCAAAGAGCGCGGCCTTACCCAAGAGGACTTGGCGAGGCTCATTCACAAAAAGCGTTCCACCGTCTCCGGGTACGAAACGGAGGGCAAGGAGCCTGACCTCGATACCGTCTGCTGGCTGGCCGATTACTTCGGCGTGTCCACCGACTACCTGTTGGGCTACTCCGACGAGCGCAACCACGTCGAGCAGGTCTTTTTCAACGACAAGGTGAACTTTGAGCGGCATTTCAAGAATATGCCCGCCGAACTGCGCCCGGTCGTCTCCAAGTGCTTCGATAGCTTCTACCTGCTGCTGTCCCGCGATATGCAGCTCGCCCGGCCTGAACGCCTCCGGGTTTACGAGGAGCTGCTTCACACGCTCCAAACCCAGCGCGCCGACATCCGCAAGGCAATCGAGGCCTCCGGCGGGGCCGTTACCGACCCCGTTGCTCTGTCTGACCTAATGGCTATGCAGAGCCAGCTCAAAAACTCCGTGGCCGCTCTGCTGGATAAGCTCATGCAGGCAGATATGGAAATCGCGTTTAACGTCAAGAGAGACGAAGATGCCGCGTTCAAAAGCGGGTCGGCAATGTGATCTACGTGGACTTTCGCCCCTCCCGGTGAGGGGCGTTTCCTTTGGAGGTGAATCCCTATGCAAAATTACCCACCCCTGTCCTCCGCCGAGGAGTACTGTATGTACCTCCGCAAGTCCCGCGTAGACATCGAGGCCGAGGCCCACGGCGAGGGTGAAACGCTGGCCCGCCACGAAAAGCTCCTGCTGGAAGTCGCCCGGCGCGACCGGCTCAACGTCACCCAAATTTACCGGGAGGTCGTCTCCGGCGAGACCATCGCCTCCCGGCCCGTCATTCAGCACGTTCTCCAAGAGGTCGAGCAAGGCCGCTGGGCTGGCGTGCTCGTCGTCGAGGTGGAGCGTCTGGCCCGTGGCGACACCATCGACCAAGGTATCATGGCGCAGACGTTCAAGTATTCCGGCACCAAAATCGTCACCCCGCTCAAGGTCTACGACCCCAACAACGAGTACGACGAGGAGTATTTCGAGTTCGGTCTGTTCATGTCCCGCCGGGAGTATAAAACAATAAACCGCCGCTTGCAGCGGGGCCGCCTTGCTGCCGCAAAAGAGGGCAAGTGGGTCTCCGGCGTGGCCCCCTACGGATACGAGAAAATCCGCGTGCCGAACGATAAGGGCTGGACGCTGCGCCCGGTCGAGGCAGAGGCCGATATTGTCCGCTTCATCTTCCGGCTCTACACCTCCGGCGAGGAGGGGGAAAGCGGCGAGGTGAAAAAGCTGGGGACGTACTCGCTCGCCGTGCGCCTCGACCGCATGGGTGTTACCCCTCCGGGCGGCGCGCCGTGTTGGAGCAGCACCACGATTCAGTCAATCCTCGAAAACCCCGTCTACATTGGCAAAATCCGCTGGAACGTCCACAAGACGAAAAAGCGCGTTATCGGCAGCTCCGTCCGGGTCGAGCACTACACCGCCCCCGAGGAGGAGCAGGTCTTTGTTGAAGGTCTGCACCCGGCCATCGTGGACGAGGCTGTTTTCCTCGCGGCCCAAGAGCTGATTTCCCGGAAAGGGCCTCCGCCCGTCCAATCTGCCAACACTGTCACCAATCCTCTGGCCGGGGTGCTTGTCTGCGGCAAATGCGGCCGCAGTATCGTCCTCCGGCCAAACGCCTACGGTGGGCTGCTTATGTGCCCCAACCGCGCTTGCAATAACGTCGGCTCCAAGTACGACATCGTGGAGGAGCGGCTGCTGCAAGCCCTCTCCCAATGGCTGGAAGATTACCGCCTCGAATGGTCTGACCGCCCTCCCTCCGAGGAGCAGGCCCTCATGGAGCTGAAAGCCAAGTCTATCCGCAAGGCTCAGTCCGAGGTGGAGACGCTTCAACGCCAGCTCGAGCGTACCCATGACCTCTTGGAGCAGGGGGTCTACGATACCGAGATGTTCCTTTCCCGTTCCCGGTCTATCACCGGGCGTATCAATGCCGCTCAAGATAGCATTGCCTCACTTACCTCCGAGCTGGCCGAGGAGGAGGCCCGCTCCGCCTCCCGGCGGAATATCATTCCCAAGGTCGAAAAGCTGCTGGAAGTCTACTCCGTGCTCCCCTCCGCGCAGGCCAAGAATGATATGCTCAAGGGCGTGCTGGAAAAGGTCGAGTACACCAAACTCCATCGCTCCGGCCGCAACGGGCCGTTCGACAACTTCGAGCTGCTGCTGTACCCCAAACTGCCGCCCTCCGGCCTCAGGGAATAACGGAAATAATTTAAAGCCGTCCATTTCGGGCGGCTTTTCTTTGTGACAACCTTGCAGGCGTGATTTATCATTGCTGCAAGGTTATCACAAATAAGCCTAAAAAAATCGCGCCCGGCTGTCCTGCGAAAAGTGTCCGGCGCAAAAGCCAAGAATCTGATATGCGCGTGAGATTTTACCAACGGCCATGTCTATCAGGTTCCGGGTCTCCGGGTCTGACACCTCTGCGAGGGCTGCTTTGAACGCCTGCTCCGCCTCGTCCACCTCCGGCACGTCAAACCGCTCTACGAGCTGCTGCGCCGTCTCCGATGTGGCGAAGTTGCGGAGCCGTGCCGTCTCCCGTTCCCAAAGCTGCTGCGGAGTGGGTGCTGGCGGCTGCGTCCGTGAAAACCACCGGGAATAAAAGTCGTCGGCCATTGTGATACCTCCTGTGGTTTCTTTTCTACTTTTCTTTTTACTCTCTACTTCCCTTTACTTTACTTTTCTTTACTATACTTTGCGGCTTTCCGCTGTCGGAAATCCGGCTGCGCGCTCTTTGTGTGCCTGTGCCGCCCCGGATATTCCGTTTAAGCCGGGTTTTCTCCCCGGAAATGCCAGCGACGCGGGCTTTCCTATGACTGAAACAGAATTGCGAAATCCGTATTATTTGGCGTATTTTCCGCCTAAATTCTCGAAAAATAGAGGCAAATAGAAAAATAGGTTTTCCGTCTCGGTGATTTTCGGAAATTGTTTCCCCGAAAATCGCCGCTTTTTATTTGCTCGGCTCCAGGGCCTCCATGTCGATACAGTTCATGGCCCGTTGTCGGGCGATGTACTGCTCCTCTCCGACGGCCTCGAGCTGGTTCTTGTGGGTGAGGAGCGTCACCGCTCCTCCGTAGGCCTGCACCACGAATCCGTACTGCACCGCGAGGCCCAAGACCTCACTCCAATGGCTGTCAAGCTCCTTGAGCTTGTTCTCATTCAACGACACGCTGCTCCGCCTCCTCTGCCAGCCGCTTCATTATGCGGAGAACTGTCCCGGCCTTTTTGAACGCCTCCGTGAGCTTGCCCTCGGTGATGTCCGGGCTGCCCTCCGTGACGTACCCAGCATAGGTCATGTAGGGAATATCGTGCTGCGGCCCGCCGTAGAAAAAGCACATATCCAGCGTGTCGCAGAACATATAGCTGTTCTTGACCGGGCGTGGCTGCCTGCCGTCCCGGAATCGGACGGAAATTCTCTCCGCCCATGTGTGCGCGTCTGCCGCGCAGTTATGCCATGTGATGTGGGAATCCAACCCAGCCTCGTTACAGGCCTTGGCGATGGCTCTGGCCTGCTGCTTGTCCGTCATAAAACCGCCCCCTCTGAAAGCCTGCGCGCCGGATTAAACTCTTTTCCGGCGGAATATCCGTTGTAGTATGCGCCGGCAGAGATACTTTCCTCTGCGCGGGATTTGAAAGCCTCTTTCCCGAGCCTCTGCGCGGCCTCTGTGACCTCTTTGGGCATCACCAGTACAAGTCCCCACTCCTCTCTGTTCTCCTTTTCCTGCTGCTCAAACGCGGCACCGACACCCATGACGAAGCCGTAGCCGTAGCTGTCGCATTCCTGCTTGATGAACTTCGAGTAGTATGCGGTGTAGTCTGCGTACTCGCGCCTGATGTTCTTCACCCCGGCCCGTATGCAGTCCACGGCGTACTTGAATACGGCTATGCAGATTTCCACGTCGTCCTCGAGGCCGATGAACCCCACGTGCTGCGTCTGCTGGCCGTGGTAGCGTTTTCTGTACCCCTTGCAGCAGTAATTCTCTCCGATGGTGGCGGAAAGCGGGATAATCCACGGCTCTCGCCTCTTACTGCACGTGATGTCCGTAAGAACGTCCTTGACAGCCTGATTTTCCGTCTCCCGGCATTCCCGCTCCGTGAGCTTATGCTCTGCCATGAGCTGCCGGGCCTTGAGTAGGGCGGCCCGCGCCTCTGCCTCTACCGGGCTTTCTGCCAGTGCGAGGAGCTTCCTGATCTTCTCCTTGTAGTCAACCATCTGCCTCAACCTCCCTCCGGGCCTCGTCGATACGCTCCTCAAGGCGGGATTTCCGGGTGTAGCGGTTCGTGTTCTCCTTGTAGAAGCAGTAGCCATCGAACTGCCAGTAGCCTCCGCCGAGGTCGTGGAACGTGATGTATGTGGGTCTGCTGCCCCCACGCTCGTCCGCTTCGCTGCTGTACGGCTCCCCGCCCTGCGTGCAAAAGGAAAGCATCAGGACGGGCGGGACGCTGTCTACGAAGTGCTGCACCATGTCGTCGTCCACCTTGTCTCCGGGGAAACAGTAGTCCTCGAACGAGGGCAGGCCGCTCAACTGCCAGCCCTCGTAGGTCTTGACCGGGTAGCTGTCTGTGATGCGTTTGCGCTCCGCCTGCACCGTCTCGAGGATTTCGAGCCGCTGCTGCGCCGTGAGCTTCACGTCGTCCCCGTTTCCGCAGGGGAAAGCCTTAATCCCGCAGAGGAGGAGCTGCACGTCAACCACGCACGTCGTTACGTACTGGTTCCCTCGAACGATGTCGTATGTGACAGCCTCTCTGCTGTTCTGTGAGCCGCGATAATATACGTACTGCGACATTACCTTACCCCCTCCTGCAAATCTCCGTGACGGCTTTCTCAATGCCTCTCTTGAGGCGCGGGTCGGCCAACACCTCGTCCGCCGTGTACCCCAGCGCGTCCAGCGTGTCCTCCGTGTCCATCGTGTAGCCGTACTCGTGGTTGTCCAGCTCGTAGAGGAACATTTCGTAGATGAAGCCATCCCCGGTCTTGTCCTCCGCGATGGCGGCCTCTCGCTCTGCCTCGTGTCTGCTGAACGTGTCCCGGATTAGCTGCGCGTCCGACTTCTTGTAGTAGCCGCCCGTGCTGCCGAGGCGGTAGATTTTGTCGAGGTCTTTCTCCGGGTCGAGGCCCCAGCCCCGCATCATCTCCGCAAACTGCGCGTTACCAAAGGCGAAGCCGATGGGGAGCGCGTTGACCTCTTGCTGGTGTCTCTGACAAAGCTCTGCGTATCTATTCATCGTCTGTTCCCTCCAAGTTCGTGTTGTGTGTCTCGTAGTAGCGGATAAGGGCTTTCAGCCCACCCGCGTCGATGGTGAGCGTCCGGGTGTCCCCGTACCAATGGCTCAACCTTGCCCCGTAATGCTCCCCGCTGCCTGTCTCATGGGAGAGCATCTGCCGGAGCTGCTTGACCTTGTAATCGTCCATCTGTGCCGCCCTCCTCTCAACGAAACTCAGGCATACTGCCGATAACCTTGCGTACCCGCGCCTCGCTCACCCTGTAGGGTCGCTTGCGCGTGGCGTTATCCTCCATGATCTGGGCGTAAACCATGAGCGGAAGCTCGAACAGGGCCGCGCACTTGGGGTAGAGCCGAACCGCCTGCTGGCGGATTTCCAGCTCGATTTCCTCGCTCCACGTCATGTCCTGCGCACCTCCCTTGCCATTCGCGCGGCCTCTGCCGCGCAGTCCCGGCACTCTTTGATTTCCTTGATGGCCTTGCGGAGGGCCTGCACGTAGAACGCCGGAACCATCTCGCCGTATGCGTACTGGCAGGCCGCCTTTTCCTCCCGAAGCTCCTCGAGGAGCTTGTCGTAGTCAATCATGGCCGCTCACCTCCCGCCGGGCGGTGCTGGTAGAGGTCTCGCGGCTTTCTGGCCGGGTTGCGGCTGCAATTCCAGCAGCAGTCCATATCCCGGCTGGCCGCCTCGTGGACGCAGCCCGTGCAGCCAATGCCGTCCGCCACGAGCGCGTAGCCTGCCGCCGTCTCCGGGTCGAGGGGCTTCTCGTACTCGATGTAGCCCCAAGCCTCCCGGCCAACCTCCTCGCAGTAGGTCTTGCTGTCGAAGTTGAAAACCTCCTTGACTGCGTTCCCCTGCGGCTTCGGAAACGTCCCCGGCCCTACCGGGCGTTGTGTGCTGTAGTATCTCATGCCTGCGCCTCCTTGAAGTTTGTGGGGTATTTGGTGCAGAGCACCGCCCCCTCCGCTGTGTCAAATACCTCGACTGGGGTATTGAAGAAACTTGCGTAGCACTCCGCGCTGTGTTCCGCCCAGGCCCGGTCAATGTACCTGTGGAATGCCCGGATGCTGCTGCGGATTTCGTATCGCGGAGCCTCCGCTTTCTTCCTGCGCTTCATTCCTCGTCCTCCTCGTCGTAGTCGTCCACGTCCTCGTTCTCGTTCCGGTAGCTCCACATATCCTCGCTGTTTGGCGCTGCCTTCAGCTCCGGGTGCTGCTCGATGTAGGAGGCGGCGGCTTCCTCAAGCATCTCGACCGCCTTATCATAGAGGCTGTCCGCCTCTATTCCCCACATACCGCGAACAATGACCGCAACCTCGTCCCCGCCGTTCTTAATGAGATACCGGGCTGCCGGGTTGCAGGTCTCCTTGCCGTACCCAACTCCGATGTGGTCGCCGTCGTTGTAGTTCCGGTAGCCAATCCGGGAAACGGCTCTGACGATCTCCCCCGCCACGGTGTCGGCCTTGCCGCTGGCGGGTACAAGCTCCGAAAAAAGAGCGTTGATTTTCTGCTCTGCTGTTGTCATGGTGGTTATCTCCTTTCGCTGCCCTGCCATCATCAGGCCGGGTAGGGCGGCTCCCGGCGACGGGCCTGCGGCCCGTTTCGGCTCATTGTGCTGGTTTCAGCCTCGCTTCCCGTAGGTCAGAAAGCTCAAGGGGGTATATGCCGTACTCACACGGAATGGCTCTGCCAGTGGAAATCCAGTGCGGATTTGTCGCGTCCGTCCCGAGCGTCCCATCTGTGGTGAGGTAGAGCTTTTCTTCACGCCCGCTTTCGTAAACAATGGTGTCCCCGTCGTGCAGCTCCTTGCCATCCCTGTCGAAGTAGCGGTAGGCCCCGTTTTCTTCAACGATTTTTGCCTTGTTCTCCATATTCGGTTTCCTTTCTCCCCGTAGGCCCGGTAGGTCAGGAGGGTTTATTACCACTCGTGGCTCTCGAACTCCTCAAGCGCGTTCACTGCCGCGATATGGATTTTCATGTACTCGTCAGCAGCGGCCTCCTGCTTCTTGGCGAGGTCTTTGCCCGTCGTCTCGCTCTCCTCGTATTCGTGCTGGAGCTTCCTCGCGGCCTTGTAGACCTCGCCGGTTTTGGCCTCCTCCTCGACAAGTAGGCGGTGGATGTATTCCAATGTCTTGATGGTCATGTCGTGTCCTTTCTCCCCGTCCTGCCGATAGGTCAGCGCCCCGTTATGCGTCAAATCTGTTTCATGTGAAACACCGTAGTCCCATTTTGGGGCGTGCTATGGTAAAAAAATTTAGGAAGCCTCGCGGCCCGCATAGATGCCGGAAATGTTCAGGAACAAGTACCAGCAGCCCTCCGAAGTCTCCTCAACGCCCCAGCTATAGGTGCCGTTCTTGCTGTACGCCTTGATTTCCTCCGGGTCGTTTGACCACGCAGGTCTCCACCCGGTCGTGTCCTTGAAGTAGCCGCTATCGCAGCTTTCCCTCATGCACTCCACCCATCCGGCGATGTCCCTGCTGATCTCCCGGAACGTCTTTTCAAAACGCCGTAGGGCCGTCTTGTAGCTCTTGCAGGCGGTGAACATATCAATCGAGATTTTCCATCCGTCATCAATCGCTACCGGGATTTCCTCGTAGTCGCTGGCGTTTTCAAAGGTGTCCGTCCAGCTCTCGTACTCGGCGTAGCTGCTGAACTTCTTCATAATAGCGTCCTCCTTGATGTTCCCTTTCGGCTCCGAGGTTTCCTTTCGCATTGCGCTTCCCGCTTGAGGCCCGTGGGCTGGGCGGTGCTGTCCACATTCTGTTTTATCCTCTGACCCGTTTCGGGGAACTCTCTTGTGTTTCCCTCGACTGTGCCTTAATTATAGTCCCTATTTGGGGCAATGTCAACCAAATTTCCAAAACATTTTTGAAGATTGCCACGTTTTGGGGCATTTTGTTGACTGTGCTGTATTCATAGTATCAGAATTGTGGACTGTGCCCCATTCAGGGCAAAAAAATAAAGCCCCTCCCACGGATTTCTCCATGAGAGGGGCTGGCCCGTCTTTTCGACGGGTCTGTTATTCTGCTGTCTGGACGGTCGGCTCTGATTTGAGCTGATTTACCGCCGTCTGCGCGATAGTCGCGGCTGTGGCCGCTGCTGTGCTTGCGGCGATGGCGGTGGTGTCGGCCTTGCTCTCCGTTACGGGGAGGGAAATGGTGAGCGGTGCTTCGAGCTTCTGCTTGCGTACCTCCGCCTCAATCTTGGTCGTCAGGTATTCCGTGATGTCGCCGTAGGCCGCTTCAATAAATGCCTGCGCCGCCGGGCTGATGGACGCGATACAGGCGGCGAGGGACTTCTGTAGTGCCTCTTTCTGCGCTTCCAGCGTGAACTCCCCGGCGTTCTTGAGCGCGTCCACGTAGGTCTGGCTGGTGGCCGCCACCGCGTCCGCGATGGCGTTGGCGATCTCCTTGATATACCCCTGTACCTTGATGTCCTCGGTCTCCGCTGCGGCGTTGTCCCCGGCCTTGCGAATCAGCACGATAACGTACCCCGCAATCACCGGGACGGCTGCCGTAACGACCGCCGTAAACAGGTTCATCAGAAATTCTTGCTTTGCGCTCTCCTCCTTAATCCGGGAGCTTCAAGACCTGTCCGGGGCGGATGGTGTCGCTGGACAGTCCGTTGAGGCTCTTGATTTCCGTGTAGCGGCTGCCGTTGCCAAGCTGCTTTGCGGCAATGGCCCAAAGACTGTCCCCAGCCTTGACGGTGTAGGTCTTGCCGCCCGTGCTGCCGCCGGAGATGTCCGCCTCGTTTACCCAGCCGTAGACGGTACTGCCGCCTCCGCTCACGGCGACGAGGTGGTAGGGGTGCTTGCTCTTGCCGAGCTGGTAAATCTGTGTGATTTTGGCCTTTCCGGGCTTGCAGCTCACTCCGCTGGCTGCGTTCGCGCTGGTGTAGTGCGTGCTGCCCGTGAAGTTCACCTCGTCGCCAACGCTGTAGCTGCCCGTGGTGGCCGTTCCGGTGCTGCCCGTGGTGGTGCCGGAGCTTGTGCCGGTCGCCTTGCTGCTGTACTTGGGTACGCCGTAGCCCCGGATATTCTTTCCGTTGACGGTGATCGTGCGCCGCTTCACGCTGTTGGAGTAGTTGCCCTCAATGACCGTGATGGTCTTGCCGCTCACCTTTTCCAAGATGCCAACGTGGTCTGCGCTGCCCGTGCAGTCTCCGGAGCCGTTGTCGTCCCAGTCGTAGAAAATGTAGTCGCCGGGGGAGGGTACGTAAGCGTCATTCTCCTGCCAGCTTCCCAAGTTCTTAAAGAGCTGGATATGCTTCTCACACCCGCACTCCGTCGGGATGATGTCGGTCATCCCTGCGGCGATGGCAACCGCGCTGGCGAACGTGCTGCACCATGCGTCCGTGTACTTCACCGCGTACCCTCTGGCGAGGGGCTTGTGACTGTTGTAGAGGTCGATGATTTTCTTGTGGCTCCCGTCGGCCTCGTTACATCCGAGGTAGCTCTGCGCGATGCTGACTACCTTTTGCCGCAATTCCTGTTCCGTCATACTGCTTCCTCCATTTCCGGGCGTGCTGGCCTTGCCAACGTACTTCTCGTAGTAGCTCTGGCCGTAGCTCGCCCTCTTGTTCTTTGCCGCTGCGCTCTGGTCTGCCGGGCGTTCAAAATTCACGAGCACACTGTCGCTGGCGGCTTTCACGGTGCTCGCGGTCTTGAGGGTGTTGAGCACCGTCTTGTAGCTCTCCGAAAGCTCCTTAAATAGAAAATCGAGCTGCATCTCCAAGTCTCCGATAGACTTGCCTGCGGCTCGAGCGAAGTTCTGCATATTCTGCTTTCGGCTCCAATACGTCCACTGTGCGAGGCCGTAACCCGCGCTGTCGTGGACGAAGTTGCTGTAGCTCCCGTTGTCTACTGCGGTTGTGTATGTCGCGTCTGTGTAGCCAAGATTCTTCTCGTAGGTGTTCTGCAGGTTCTGCGGGTTCAGCCCGCTCTCCGCGTAGAGGTTTCCCATCAGGCCCGCCGCGCCCTCCGCGCTCAAGCCTTTCCCCACGAGGTAGTTCCATATCTTTTCCTCATTCGTCTTGCCTGTCAGCATTGCCGCTCCTTTCTACTGGCCCACGCCGGACGGCTCCTCGCGTTCCGGCTCAAGCCCTGCGGTGTCGGCGGCCTGCTTCTCCGCCGCCCGCTGCTTGTCCGGCCAGTTGTTGTTCTTGCTCAAGTTCTCTACAAGGGATTTGATGGCGTAGGCCAAAACAACGCCGATAATCTCCGTGACTGCAACCCGCGAAAGGCTCTCCGCGATCTGCATCTTGTCGAGGTAAGCGAGGATATAGCTGCACCATACCCATGCAAAGCCGTTGCCGAGGCAGACCCAAACAACCTTTTTCATGGTCTCCGTTCGTTTCTTCTCCTCGCGCTTGCCGCCTGCCCGGAGGGTTTTCACCCTCCGGCGAAGGCGTTCAAGGCTGCTTCTGCACAACAGAAAGCTCACCAAGGCTCCGGCGGAAAAGGCGGCCATAATCATAATTCCGATTTCCATAGCCCCTCCTCAAAGCCCAATCTGCGCGAAAATAAATCCGAGGACAATACTGACGACCGCCGTGGCAATATAGCTCACGACCTTTCTCCACATCTCCCCGTCGCGGCCCTCAAGCACTTCCATCCGCTCTCCCTGCCGTTCCTGCTCCTTTGCCATGCTCTCCATACTCAATGCCAGTTTCTCTACCGAAGTCGTCAAGGCACCAATCTGGCGCACATTGTCCTCGAGCAGTGCAATCCGCTTGTCCTGTCTCTGGTTCTGCTCCTCAAGCCGCTTGCGGAACTCCTCATGTTCCGCTCTTGAAATCGCGTCGTCCACTTCTTCCTCCTTTCCCGCCTGCCGCGCGATAAAAGTAAGCGGGGGCACGCCTGTGCCCCCGCTCCGTCACTCTCCGATTAGCTTCTCCCTCTCGGCTGCCGCTGCTTCCATCTTTTTCTCGATGTCGGCCACAGCCCCGAGCTGCGCAAGCGCGTCCGCCTGCGCCTGAATGATGTCAGCCTGCTCCTTGACGAGGCTTGTCAGCCTTGCCACAAGCTCCGCCGCCGTCATTCTGCATACTCCTCCCCGGTGATCTCCGCGTACTGCTCCGCGCTGATTTCACCGTCAGCGACGCGGCCCGCGAGTACCTGCTTCACCCCGCTCTGGCGGGCAGCGGGCATCTCCGCCCAAGTCTTTGTTCCGGCCACCAGTCTGTTCGCCCAAATTTCGTTCATCAGTTTTCACCTCCGCTCATTGCCATAATCATTTCGTCCAGCTCACAAAGAGCGTCCTCAACCGCCGCTGCGTTCTCTGTCGAGGCCGTGTCCAGTTCGCACAGGGCCTCCTCGATTTCTACGATGGCGGTGTTGGTGTTCTCCTCGTTTTCTGCAATCCGTGCCCGGTTGCGGAAAACGTACTCGGAGACCTCGCCCTCGGTAATGACGGCCTGCGGCGCGTCCGGAATTTCGCTCCCGCCGCCGATGTTGTAGAGGTCGCCATTTACGGAAATGCCCTCCGCCTGTGCTTCCTCTGCCTCGACGTATGCGCCGCTGACCTCATTCTTTCTGACGTAGCGCGGCTTGTCGCAAAGAGAAAGCAGCACCCCGCCGCTGATGATTGCGTACATCGTCTCTTACCTCCTAACCTTGATTTTCAATGCGTCCGCGAGCTTTTGCAGTTCCTCCGGCTCCGCCGCAAAGAAGTCCTCATTGAACAGAATTACCTCCAAGTCCTGCCGCAGGAAGTGGCTCCAATCCCTTTCCAGCATCTCAATCTCCTCGTCGCTGAAACGCTGCCGCCGTCCCTCCGCGCTGTACCGTTCCCGGTTGCTGTAGGCGATGGCGTAGGTCAAGGCCCCGCGCTCGAGGCCCTGCCCGTCGTCGTTCCGGGCGAAGTGCTTTTTCGCGTTCTCGCTGGTGCTGTAGCAGATGGCCCTCCCGTCTGGCATCACAATGGAATACCCCTCCGTGTGCAGCTCCGTCCCGTATGGGATGTTCAGCCGCTCCCCGCATAGGGCCAGCTCCTTGTACCTGTGGTGCGTAACGTAATTCATGCCGCCGTTTCCTCCTCTCTGACCGAGCCGTGCCTCCTATAAATCCAGCCCGCCTCCGTCTTGGTTGCTTTCATGGTGCATTTGAATTTCTTCCTTCGCGCCATCAGCTCCGCCTCGAACAGCCGGACAAATCTCTCGTCCATCGTCCGCAACGTGTCATAGCTGTTGCACCGAAGCGCGTGCGCCCTCCACGACTGGTAGGACTGAAAAATGTCCTCCGCCGCGAGTTTGCCCTCGTCCAGCCACTTCCGAAAAACTTTCATCTTCCGGCGTATGGCCTTGATGCTGCTCCTGTTCAACTTCATCGTCACCTTGCCTCCCTCCCCGAGCGTTATCCGCATTTTGAGGAACTTGAAGCCGTGGTGCCGGAATGGGGTAATCCTGCATTTCTTCTCGCTGAGTGCTATCCCCATCTCCTCCGCCATCTTGTGCAGGCATCGGTCGATGTCCCGCAGCTCCTCGAGTGAGTTGCTGATCGCATACCCGTCGTCCATATACCTACCGTACCCGTGTATGCCGCGCACGTCTTTCACGTAATGGTCTATCGGGCTTGCATAGTCCAGCGCGATAATCTGGCTTATCTCGCTCCCCAGCCCCACGCCGCGCTTGCGCTCCGCCGTCTTGTCCGCCGTTTTCATCCTCTGAAAATCGTCCACAAATTGGCAGAACAGGGCGTAGAGGCGGTCGTCCATGATTTTCGCCCTCGCTCTCCGCTTGATTTCGTCGTGGGGCAAGCTCGCAAAATACCCCTTGAAGTCGAATTGGTAAATCCCACCCTCTGTCCCGAACTTCCTGTAGTGGTCTTGAAGATGCTTCTTGAGCCGCTTTAGCTGGAAGTCCATACCCTTGTCCGCGAGGCTCGCGCCGTTGTCATAAATGAAGCTGCGCGAATATGCCCGCGTCAAAAGGTTACTGCATAGGCACTTCTGAATCGCCCTCTCCTGTATCGGGAGCGCGTCGATGTTCCGTTCTTTCCCGTGTTCAATGGTCGTGAAGCTCTGAAAGCCCCGGAACTTCCTTGTGCCGTTCTGTAGTGTCTCATAGGTCTTGAGGCTTTCTGCCAGCAGGTTCGTCTCGAAGTTTATCGTTGACGTTTTCCACCTCGCGCCGTTGCAGCAGGCCTTACCCGCCTTGCAGAGGTTCCCGAACGACATCACCTCGTCGAAGCTCGCGCCTCCGGCCTCCTGCGCTTTCTGCTGCCTCCGCGCTTTCCGCCGTTGGTATCTCGCCTCGCGCCTTTCGCTGCTGTTCACTTTTCTCTTGCCTCCTGTGCCGCCAAGATGCAGTATCCCACACGTACAGCGACATGGCTCTGCGGGTGGTTTGCAGGGTGCATCACTCCCCGCACCTCTCCCGCCAGCCATGACGGTTTTTTCGTAGCTGCGTAACGGCTGCTCATGTAACCGGGGCACTCCCGTCAAAATCCCCAGCCATGCAAGAAGCGTACGGGCCTCCGTATCGTGTGGTAAGTTTAGGATTGAAGCCCCGTCTCCGGGGTCAGTCTCCAAGGGTCAAGTCCTCCTTTAAGTTTTGGGGCGCGGCTTCGCATTTCGCTACTTGTTCTGGCCCCAGTCTGTCCTTAAAGCCCGGCGCGAAGCCATTAGACCAGTTCGCGTTGTTGTTGTTCGCGCTGCCGTCCGTGTTCACATTGCAGAAGTTGTTGCTGTTCGTCGCATTGACGGAGCGGAGCCACCAATTGCAGGCGGTGCCGTCAGGACTTGCCCTAAAAAATTACGCTTTCCCGGCCTCCGCCGCCTTGCGGCGGTAGCCGTTCCAACGCTTTTTGTCACTCTCCAAGACCGCCCGGAGCCGGGAGAGCGCGTTGTTTGCCAGCGTCGTCCACGCTTGGAACGCCTTTTCGTACTCTGCCTTTCCCGCAAAGAAGTTGTTCCCCGCGTCAACCATCTCGTAGCAGAACGTAATCTCCCCGCAAATCGCGTCCGCACTGCTGCACGCTATCATCAGGTAGCGGTGCCGCAGCTCGTAGTCGTGTTCGCTCATGTCCTTGTGCAGGTAGATCGCGTTCCCTTTGAGGGCGTTGAGGTATATCTCCCTCGCCAGTTCCAGCAGCCCGTTCGTGATGTCGCGGTAGCTCTTGGGGAACTTCCGCGTCACCCGCACGGTGTACTTGCGCAGCTCCCTCGCGTCCGCGATGAACTGCGCCGCAGCGTCTTTCCTCCGGGATTTGTAAACCGACATTTCTTACTCCCTCCTCTCGCTCCGTGCGTTCCTGTCGTTCCGCTGGCGGGGGCTTTCGCCCCCACCGCTTCACTTGCCTCCCTGATTTTGGATTAGGCTACCTTAAAGCCCGGCGCGAAGCCAAAAGACCAGTACGCGTAGTTGTAGTACGCGCTGCCGTCCGTGTTCACATCGCAGAAGTAGCCGCTGTTCGCCGCATTGACGGAGCGGAGCCACCAAATGCAGGCGGTGCCGGTCGCGCTGTGCTTGTACTTCACCTTGCTGTTTCCGTTCTTGTAGTAGTCGTACTGCTTCTGGTAGTTCTGCTCTGCGCTGTTCGCGTAGCTGCGCGAGCCGTGTACCTCGAACTCCGAAAGCAGCCAGATTTTGTCCTGCGTCGCCGTGACGTAGCTGGCCGTGTTGCTGCCGCCGCCCCGGTTGTCGCTGTACTTGGTGCAGGCCACAATCACGTTCTGCCAGTCTGCCGGGAGCGCCGAGAGGAATGCCGCGCAGATGGTCTTGCGCATATAGCTCCCCTCCCAGCCGCCGGAGTTGGTATTACTGGTGTTCATCACGAATCGGGCGTTCGCGTTGTTGCTGTAATACTCGTTGTACCCCGCGTCCACAAAAGCAATGTCCTTTCCGCTCGCGTCCTTTCCGAACTGGAAATGAATGCTGTTGCCGCCCTCCACGCTGCTGTTGTGGTTGAATCCGAGGATAAAGGCGTAGTAGGTGCCGTTGATTGTCAGCGACCCAACCTTGCCGTTCACCGCAATCGGCATCTTGTCGCCCGCGCTCCAAAGGTTCGCCGCCTGCCCGGACTGGGCGGCCTCCTTGATGGTGGCCGGGTCGTTGTCCTCGAGGGACGGGCTTGCCATCTTCACCGTCACGCTGACGGTCTTGTTGGCCGGGGCCGTGTGGTTGGTGCCCTCCGCGCACTTGACCGTGATGGTCGCTGTGCCGCTGCCCTTGGCCGTGACGGTGATGGTCGTCCCGCTCACACTAACGGTCGCCACGTCCGTCTTGTTGGAGCTGGCCGAAATCACGCCGTCACCGCTCCGGGTGGCCGTGACCGTCCCGGTAGAAGCTCCGCCGCTCAAGGTGAGGCTGCTCTTGTTCAGAGACAGGCTGCCAGCCGCCTTGTTGATTTTCCACGTGATGCTCTTGGCCGTGGTGGTACCGTCGCTCCACTGGTAGTTCTTGCCCGGCGTGAATGTAGCCGTGTAGCTGCCCGCATTGGTGCCCGAGTTTGTACCGCCAAGCGTCATTTTCCCGCTGTCGTAGTTGGCCCATGTGGGAGACTGCGCGCTACCCGTGTAGGTCAGGCTGCCGCTCTGCGACGGGGTGGCGATATTTGCCCTCCCAATCGTCCAGTTCACGGTCTTTTCCTCGGTGGTGTCGTCCTCCCACTTGTACCCCTCTTTCGGGGTGAATGTCACCTGATAGGTGCCCGCGTCGGTCGCGCTCTGCGTTCCGCCGATTTCCAGCGCGTTCGGGTCGTAGTTGTTCCAGCTCGGGGACTGCGCCTGCCCGTTATAGGTCAGCACGCCACCCTGCGAGGGAACTGCGCTGATTTTGGTCGTCATTTCCGTAATGGCCTCCTGCGCTGCCTCTGCGGTCTCTTTGGCCGCCTGCGCAAGCTGTCTAACGGCTTCCAGCTCCGCCCCGGTAACTCCCGGGACGTTTACTGCTCCATACGCCATGCCTTACTCCTTTCCGTCCTCAATCCAAAACTCCGCCGAAATTGCCTCCGCTGGAACTTGGATTGCACGAACTCGAATTTTCCCTGCCATTGTCTCGTTGGTCGCGCACAGCCCGCAGGTCTTTGCTGTGCCGAGGCTCCCCGGCGCAATCGTGATTGCCGCCCGGTCGTTCGCGGTTACTCCCTCAGCCGCAATGTCGTAGTAATGAGGGTAGTCCCCGCCGCTGTCGCTTGCCCAGCCTGTGGCCGGAATGGTGATCGCCACGCTCTGCGCCTTGTCTGCCTTGGCCCGTTCCAGCTCCTCGATTGCCTCGGTCGCCGTCTTTGCCAGCTTCGCCACAAGGCCGCCAGCGTAGTCCCTCGCCTCCTCCGCGCAGGCCCTCAAGTGTTCAAGTACCGTGATTTTGCTCATGCGTGACACCCTCCCATCATCGGAAAAAATAACAGGGTGGGATTACTCCCGCCCTGTCTCGCTCCTTTTCCTTGTTGGGTTAGGCCTGCTCGGTCGCAAAGACCTCGTTCAGCATCTCCTGCACTTCCTCGAGGGTGGCAATCTCCATGCCGTCGAGCTTGGCCTTGTCCTCCTTGGACATCAGGCCGTTGGCCTCGCTGGTGGCGGGGTTGTAGGTGGTGTCCTGTGCGGGGATGCCGAGGCCAGTGATGTCCTCCTTGGTGACGGCCTCAACCGCGCTCACATGGCCGGTAGCGTCCACAGTCACCTTGTAAAGGCCGCTGGCCTGCTGAGTGTAGCTGGGGTGGGTGTAGTTGTTCAGGCCCTCCAGCTTCTCCTTTTCCTCGGTGGTGTAGTCGTTGGTGGAAAGGCCCTTGCCGTCCTCTTTCTCCACGTAGTTGGTGAGGTCAACGGTGGTGTCGTCCAGCAGCACGACCTCGTTCTCCACCTTGGCGTAGATGTCGTAGTGCTTGGTCTTGCTGTTCATAACGAGGTACATCACATTGGCCTCGGCACTCTCCGCGTCGGGCACAGCGTCCACTTTCTTGAAAGAGGCGTGCCCGGTGGCGGCGATGGCAGTCTGGATGGCCTGCGCGACCTCGCTGTTGGTCTGGAATGCGCTGTCGTTGGTCAGCTCGGAGACCTTGGTGGGTACGGTGATGTCCACGGCCTTTTCGCTGACCTCCTGCGCCACGCCGTTGACCTTTACGGTCTCAATGACGTTGGGCTGGCCGCCCGCGCTTTCCAGTGTCCACGCGGCCGGAAAGGGTGTTGACGCTCTCCTTGGTTGCGTACTTCTGCTCGGACTGCTGTGCCAGTTCCTGCAGGGCCTCG